AGAGACGGTTATACTTGGAAATAGTGATGGTGGCAGCTTGTTCATCAGGAACAACCAATTTCGATACCCAGCGAAGTTGCTCACCTTCTGTTCGTCGCAGGTACATGATTACGATATGGCCGGACAAGGGGTGTATGTGGTTGCTGGTCTTCCCGCCCCTAAGGCTGGGCTAAAGGGACTATCGATGTTTGTGACCGACAGCACTGTTGCCGCAAGCGGCAATTTCGCTGCTATCGTCGCTGGGGGCAGCAATAATGCCGTGCCCGTATTTTGTGACGGTACCAACTGGCGCATAGGATAGGGACACATGTCGTTTCCAAAGCGAGAAGGGTACTTGATGATAGATCATCGGGCTTCGCCCGGTATTCCTGAGGGATACTTCCAGGCGCGGGGATTCGATATGCCAGAGGTCCCCGGCGGAAAAATGCTGGAAATGGCGGTACTTCATTGTAAGCATTGTCAGCAGCCGTTTTTCAAAAACCCAATGCGTACGCGCGAGCGAGCCAGTTGCCAGAAGTGCGGTGGAGTTTACATATGTGACGTTTGCGAATGGCTTTCACGCCAGTCAGATTATGTGCATACGCCGTTCCAGAAAATCATAGATAACGTGATGGATGGGAAGCCTGTAGCTAGTTCTTAGAAGGATCGCATAAATGGCCCGTCGCATATTTACCAATCAAAACTGGTCGCCGACTGCGACAGCCGATACATCTGCACTAGCTAATGCGACTTACATGGCGATTAAGGGTGGGTCCAGCACACAGCTTATCAATATCGTGGGGTTCATGATATCGGCATTTGGCAGCACGTCGGCTGCCGGTATATTGAGTTTTGCGCGTGTAACCACGGTTGAGACTACTGCGACAGCGTTGGCAGCGCCTGCCTCAGATGGTCCGGCGCATCCTTCCACGGCAGCTCTAGCTGCGCCGCCCGTGACGTTTACTGCGGCTTCTGCTGGACCGCAGCGCTCGGCAGCCGTGACCGATGCTAAAATTCCATTAGGCTTAAATCTATATGGGGGAATTTTGAGGTACACCTGCGATCCTGGGGAGTTTTCTATTCTTGGAAACACCCAGCCGCTTGGCGAGGCGGTGTTGTCGGGGTTTACCGGCACTGGGACGGGTACGATCTCGGCGGCCATCACGTACGAGCCACTTTAATAATGTCTCCAATTACATTTGCGTCGATGGGGCCGAGGGTTGCAGGGGTTATTTCAGCGGTATCCTTAGATTCCGCGAAAACATATTCTGGAACTGCGTTATCAAACGGTAATTTGACTGCTACTCAGGGGACCGCGACCACTTGGGGGGCGTCCATAGCGACGGTTAGTAGCGCGAATGATAATATTGGGATCATTAGAATGTATCAGGTGCATATCGATTCAATGGACGCTCCCGGCTACACCAGCGTGGGGCTATGCAATGTGTCGGGGGACTTTAACAATGCTCCTGGTAATGATGGCAACTCTGCGGGATACAATAGTTTAGGTCAGGTAGTATTTGGTTTTAGTGTGGTAGCTACCTATGCGTCATTCTCGGCTGGAGATACAATAAGCCTTGCAATCAATTCTGGATTTCTATTCGTTCGAGTTAATTCCGGTAATTGGAATAATAACGCATCCGTCGATCCTACAAACGCTAGTAGTGGGCTTGGTGGTATCGTTAACAGCCTTGGAACTCCCCCTGCTCAGCTTTATCCGATGATCGGGGTGTATGATACCGGGCGTACGGTTACCGTGAATCTTGGTGGGACGGCTTATTCGCCTGCGGCACCTGTGGGCGCTTTGAACTTCGGTGCGTAATAGTGAAAAGAGACAGCCATGTTCGATGTAGTAGACCGAGTTGAGACTGATTATGCTTCAGTTGAGCAAAGACTATCTTCCAGTGGGGAATATTTACGTAAACTGGCATTGCAAGCAGAACAGCAATCTCGTGCGTTACATATACTAGCTAATTTGATAGAAAGATATCTTGGTAAGGAAGACCAAGAAGTCGTAACAGAGGTTATTGGCTGCCTGTTGGAGAAGTAAAATGGCAATTTCAAATCCGGTACTCGTTGGTAGTGCGTTTCAACGCAACCAAGCCGCCAATACGCCTTTTAGTTTTAACCCGGTTGTGGCTGTTCCGGCTGGTGCGCTTTTGGTTTATGAGTTTGGTGGGACGATTACAAACCCAGATACGGCGGTGTGCAGTCTTATCGACTCGAAGTCCAATGTTTACGAAGGCTTGGTTGACTTGTCGGGACCGACCGGGTCACCGATGCTGGTGAGTCTTTTTATCTGTAAGAGCGCTATTGCGCTGACGACCGCCGATACCGTGACGTTCCAGTGCTCGGAGCGCGTCGATCTCGGTGGCGTGTTGTATTATTACACGGGTGCGCAAGGCAGTTTCACAAATTCCCTTGTGAAGTGGTCCAGCGAGTGGTCCGCTACGCCGCTTAATCCGAATGGTACTATGCATGTGAATGTAGGCGATAGTGTTCATGCCGGGTTGGTGGTGGCTGGCCCTAACAACGACGTGTTTACTCAATCTTCCGGAGGCTGGGCAACTGATATCACGCAGTCGGCTACTGGTTTCAACGCGACAGTTCATTGCACGGCAAAACATGATAACGCGGCAGGTGATGTGGTTTATTCACCAACCCTCAACGCCAACCGCTTAGGCGTCATGATCCTGCTCGGATTCAAGTGAATCATGTTTAGCTCAGTCTATTACATAGCTGAGATCGATGGTGGTGAACGAATTATTATCACTAATAATATATCCTCGCTTAAGTCTAATCTGCGTTATGGGTATGACCGTGCAATTCGCGTGATTAAACCGAATGGTAAGTGCTTGATGGTGCGTGAACCGATTACGGCGCATCCCTCCAAAATCAAGAGTACATCTTTAATTATCCAATATGCTATTCGTTATGGGCAGTCACGTCGTAATAAGGGAATTACGTTGTGACACAGGTTATTCTTGTTATTGCTTCGGCGGCACCCTGGAGTAAGCCCGGTGATTTTGTTGAGGCTGGGCACACTGTCGAGCTTCTAGGTTGCGGTGGTAATGGTGCTGTCGGGACGACGGGCGCCAACCCGCGAGGCGGTGGAGGTGGCGGGTCTGGCGAATATGTAAGACTTACTTATTCGAGTGGTACACTCGGCAGTACCACGCGCTACCAGATCAATGCTGGTGGTTCGAATATCTCGAATTCCGGCACTATCTACGAAGCGGATGTAACTTTCGGAGCCTATGGCTATCTTTCCGGTGATGGAACAAATGCCACAACCAGTACCGGTGGCGCGGGAGGAAATCAAACCGTAATAATTGGGTCACCGACCCCGGTCACGTATACAGTTACTACAACTACAGTAGGTGCAGCTGGTGGCAGCGTTGCAGCCACCAACAGAGGAGGTGGCGGTGGCGCTGGCACTCCTGGCCCCGGAGGTGCGGCCAAGGCTGGTGGAGCACCCGCAGCCAGCGGAACGGGCGGCAGTGGTGGTGGTGGGAGCAATGGTGGATCGGCTACAGCCGGAACGGCGTCAAGCTCCGGTACCGGAGCTATCGGCGGCGATGGCAACGCTGGTACTGGCCATGGTGTCGCGAATGGCAGTGCGACAGCAGGCTCCGGTGCGGGCGGCGGCGGCGGTACGGCCACGGCTAGCGGCGCGGGCGGTACAGGGGGAAATGGTGCAGCCCAAACGACCGTCAATGTGTGGGACTCGACACACGGCCCAACGGGTGGCGGTGGCGGTGGTGGGCAAGTTACCGGAAATAATGCCGGGGAAAGCAGCGTCGGTGGTAATGCCAATGCAACCAATTGTTACGGGGCTGGTGGTGGCGGCGCGGGCGGCCTCAGAGGTTCCGGCAGCCAGACGGCTGGTACAGGTGGTGATGGCCTCATCGTCATCACGTACACGCCTGGACTTGGCGTCGGTACGGCAGGCGGTACTGGTGCGGCTCCTGGCGTTGGCGCTCAGACTGACGCTGCCCCTGGTACGGCTACTGGCACCAGCACAGCTATAGCTGTCGGCGCTTCAGTATATGCTATTCCTAGTGTTGTTACCGATTGGGGTCCATCGCTTTTCAAAGCATCGAAAAATACCAGCTACGCTTTTCAGCCTATAACTCTGCTGACGGCCCTTTCGGGGGTAGCAGTAGGTTCTGCTGCTGGTACGAGCACGGCTATTGCTGTAGGCGCGCAGACCGATGCGGCAACGGCTGCGGCGGCGGGTATCGGTGCAGCGACTTCGGTCGGCGTCCAGACTGCGGCGGCTGTCGGAGCGACGGTAAACTCCCTTGGTGCAGCGACTGCTGTTGGCAGGCAAACCGATGCCGCAAAAGGTGATTCTGCCGGAACAGGTACGGCGCTTTCAATTGGTGCTCAGACCGATGCAGCAAAAGCAAGCGCTACCAGTATCGGATCTGCTACTGCGACAGGCGCTCAGACCGATACAGCGGTCGCAAGCGCTGCGGGTACAAGTACTGCCGTTGCCGTTGGTGCGCAAACTGACGCTGCGGTTGGAGCTTCGGCGGGCACAAGTACAGCAACCGCTACCGGTGTTCAGACCGATGCAGCGGTTGGATTGGTGAGCGGGCTTGGTGCTGCCCCTGGCGTTGGTACTGGACTATTTCCTGCGGTCGGAGCCGCTGCTGGGATCGGCGCGGCTACGGCTGTCGGCGCTCAGACTGATGCTGCTGTTGGATCGGCGGCGGGCACGAGTACCGCCATTGCCGTTGGCGTCCAGACCGATGCGGCTATTGGTGCTGCAAGCGGTCTAGGCGCTGCGTCTGCTGTAAGTCTAGGGCTGGTTATCAGTGTCGGTGCTTCAGCCGGACTTGGCGCTGCCAGTGCTGTTGGCGCGCAAACCGATGCGGCTGTTGGCAGTGCTTCCGGTGCTGGCGATGCAAACGCTGTTGGTACCACAACAGTTATTGCAACGAAGGCCGATGGCGCTTCTGCCGGTATAGGCACGGCTTCGGCAGTCGGCGCACAGACCGATGTGGTTATTGGCGCAGCCGCTGGCACAAGTACGGCTTCGGCAGTCGGCGTTCAGACCGATGTGGCTATTGGTACAGCCGCTGGCACAAGCACGGCTTCGGCGACAGGCGCTCAGACCGATGCGGTTATTGGCGCAGCCGCTGGCACAAGTACGGCTTCGGCGACAGGCGCTGCGACCGATGCGGCTATTGGTACAGCCGCTGGCACAAGTACGGCTTCGGCAATAGGTGCTCAGACCGATGCGGCCGATGGCGCTTCGGCTGGCACGAGCACAGCGACGGCGGTTGGTGTGCAGACCGCCGTTGCAATAGGTCTAGCTAAAGGCACGAGTGATGCAGCGGCTTATTCCGAGCAGGGCATCGGAATAGGCAAGGCCACTGGTGTTGGTACAGCCGCCGCTATTGGGGCAAGTACGGCGGCGGCAAATGGCGCGGCTTCCGGCGCAGGTACCGCGAGCGCGCTTAGCCCGAGTCAGGCTATTGGGCTTGCTTCTGGCACAAGCACAGCTTCGGCAGTAAGCGCTGCGACCGACGCAGCAGCCGGTACGGCCAGTGGCACTGCTACGGCTTCGGCAGTAAGCGTTCAGACCGATGCGGCTATCGGTACAGCCAGTGGCACAAGCACAGCTTCGGCGGTAGGCGCTCAGACCGATGCGGCTATTGGTATAGCCGCTGGCACAAGCACGGCTTCGGCAGTCGGCGCTGCGACCGCTGCGGTTATTGGCGCGGCAGCCGGTGTTGGCGCTGCGGATGCAGCTAGCAATGCTATATCTGGTTATGTCGGACAAGCGAGTGGGACGGGAATAGCTACCGCTGTCAGTGTGGCAACGGCAACAGCTAATGGTCTTGCATCTGGCTTTGGGACAGCGGATGCAGCAACAGGGTTAATCGTTACAGGTGTTGGCTCGACAGCGGCGGTATCCATCCTCGTCGATGAATTCGGTAATATCCTTGTCGATGATTTTGGAAATCCGCTGACTACCGGTGCCGGTGTCGGTACTGTAGGCGAGGCTTTTGCTGTTGGAGCGGCTGTTAGTGTTGCGGTAGGGACTGCCAGCGGGATCGGCGCAGCCAATGCGATAATTATTGCTGCTGCTAGCATTGGAGCCGCCGCTGGGATCGGAACGGCAACTGCAACCAGTATCGCGATTACAGCGGCGATTGGTAATGCTGCTGGAGGTGGGCAAGCGGATGCGGTTAGTGTCGCGGCCACAGCGGCGGTTGGAGAACGGTTCACTCTTGTCGGGCAGATAGATAATGTCTATGCACTTTCTGGAATTGCCCAGATTAGCTACGTTCTTCAGGGGGTTATTGACGGGCCTGTCGTGCTATCGGGGCAGTTTGATATTGCGCGCACCTGTGCAGGAATTCTCGATATCGAGTATCACCTTGTCGGAATACAGGACAACATTACTGTCCTTCACGGGCTGACGTTGAACGACGAAGAAGATACAGATTGGGCTCTTGCTGCGTGAGAAATAAGAATGCCTGGAACTGGTCAAGATATTATTCACTATCAAGGCGATAGTGCAGTTATCACTATTCCAGTTACGGATAAAGATGGAGTGGCGGTCGATTTGAGTGGTGCCACGGCGCGCTGGTGGATGGGCAAGAGCGTGCTGGCTGTTGACGATGACGTATATGTGGAGAAAAGCACCGATCTTGGCGGTGGGATCGCGATAAATCAGGATACTCCTACAGATATCGGATCGCTTATCATTGTGCTTGATGCGAGCGATACCGAGGAGATCAAAGCGGGCACTTATTATCATGAAGCAGAAATCGTCATTGGATTGACCGTATCGACGGTGGTTGTAGGGAAGTTCAAGATCATCGCCACAATGGTGCGGAACGAGCCATAGAAAAGGAAATGTTTATGCTTGATGCGGAACAAGTCCAAGTCGATTATATCCCAGTTGCACAAAGGCTTTCTCCTAGTGGGGAGATTTTACGTAAGCTAGCATTGCAATCGGAACAGCAATCTCGGGCGCTACACATATTAGCTAATTTGATCGAGAGATATCTTGGTCCCGAGGATCAAGAAGTTGTAACAGAGGTCCTTCAAACCGTTTTTGCTTCGGAGTGAAATAAAACTAACCATAAAGGAACTTATAAAATGCCAGCAGGAAGCATCGGTGCTCTTCGAGTCCGTGAGGATTTTAATCCCTCGCAAGATAATATGGTTACCAAGATCAAACGTTACACTGCCGACTTGATCGACATCTGCCATAGCGAGTCCGGCAAGACCGACGATCCGGAAGCCAAACGATTGTGGGCGTTGGCGATGACGCATTATGAGGATGCTGCGATGTGGGCTGTAAAAGGCGCTACTTCAAAAAAGTAAAGTGTGACAGAGAGCACTTAAGATGAACGCCCCTTTTCGCATGCTTGATGGACTGAAGAATCTAGTTACGAATCTTGGCACGCCCAAGGATAAGGCGTTTCATAACCGTTATGTTTATACACAGCTCGATAAGATGCAATTGGATGCGGCTTACCGAAGCGATTGGATTGCCGCCAAGGTTATTGATATCCCAGCGAAGGATTCAACACGCGCATGGCGGAATTGGCAGGCCGATCAGCCTCAAATCGAGCTGCTTGAAGAAGCAGAGAAACAGCATGCCGTACAGCAGAAGCTCAAACGAGCGCTCATTCGCGCCCGTCTTTATGGCGGCGCTGTTATTGTTCTTGGTGTCGATGGGGCTGGTAGTCCTGAGCAAGAGCTTGTTTTAGATCGGGTTAAACAAGGTTCTCTGAAATTCGTGCATGTTTTTAGTCGCTACGAGATAACGACTTCCGGGCAGATCATCGATGATGTCATGGATCCGTTCTACGGGCATCCGGAATATTACGGGCTTAGTGTAACTTCGGTGAATGCAAAGAACAGCGAGCTTCTGCGTCGTATCCATCCCTCGCGCGTCGTACGCTTGATAGGACGTGAGGTCCCGGATCTTACGATTGCAGAAAGCCGGATGTGGGGCGATAGTATCTTGCAATCTGTGTACGATGCGACCAACAGTGCTAGCGCGGTTGCTGCGGCCATTGCGTCGTTAACGCACGAGGCCAAGATTGATATTATCAAGGTACCGAATCTTAGTGAGAACCTTACATCGCAAGAATATACAGATCGTATGACTTCACGCTTCACATATGGAAATATGATGAAGTCGGTCAATAATATGCTACTGCTCGATGCCGACGAGGAGTTCGAGACCAAGACACTTAATTTTGGCAGCCTCCCGGATATTTTGAAACTTTACTTGTTGATGGCTGGCGGTGCGGCTGATATTCCCGCTACGCGCATGCTGGGGCAGTCACCTGCCGGGTTGTCTGCGACTGGTGAGAGCGACACCAGGAATTACTACGACCATATTAATTCGGAACAAAAGACCGAGTTGTCTCCTGCGCTGCACACCCTTGATGAGGTACTTATTCGCTCTGCTTTGGGCACGCGCGACCCCGGCATTTTCTACGAGTGGAATAGCCTCTGGCAGATGACCGAGACTGAGAAGGCGGATCTGGCCTCGAAGAAAGCTGCCACTTTCAAGATTGACCATGATATGGGGCTGATTCCACCCGAGGTGCTACGCGAGGCTCGCGAGAACCAGCTTATCGAGGATGGCACGTATCCAGGTCTACAACAAACGTTGGAAGACTACGACGCTGGTAAGCTCGAACCTGTAGGGCCAAGCCCGCAGGAGGTCGCCCAGCAAGAGCAGCAAGCAGCGCAGACCGAGCAGCAGCACGCGCATGAGTTGGCTATTACTAAGATCAAGGTCGGAGCGAAGGTACCAACAAAAGACTATTCTCCTGACCAGCCGCGTGGTCCAGATGGGAAATGGGCTTCTTCAGGGGGTGGGGTAAATTCGTCCGATCCATCTGCTCACGTCAAACAAAGTGGGATGTTTAATCAGAATGAGTATACTGCGCTTTTGAGTTATGCAACGGGTTCAGATGATATGAATGCTTGGTTGCGTGGGGAGGGACGTTGGAGTTCAAAATGGGTAGAAGCTGTTAATCATCTTGATTCTGCTTTGGATAAATCTACGCTTGCAAAAGACACGGTAGTGTATCGAGGATTGCAAAATCCAGTTGTGCATGACAATGCAGAATCTCTTGTGGGTAAGGAGCTTCCAATTAAAAATTATCAATCAACGTCTTTAGATCGGGACCATGTGTCGCGTACATTTGCCCAGCCTACCGGGAAGCATTCGGGGCCATTAGGGCACTTATTAGGGCGTACCCCGCAAAGTCGAGATGAAGTTATACTAGAGATCAGCGCCAAGAAAGGTGCAAAGGCGCTAGATCTGTATCAGTTTGGTGGTTTTACTGGCCATGCCGAGGAAAAAGAATTACTATTCCATCGGCACGGGCATTATCGGGTTAATTCAGTACATCGGGATGAACATAATCGTCCAATCATGCGCGTGGAGCTAGTGCAATGAGAGATGCAATAATCCTGGCTCCAGGCGAGGTGCAACAAATGTTTGGGGCAGCGTTGCCAGAGGTATTGCGCGCGATGGTTCCAATGAAAGATTACGACCCTAATGAGCCGCGCGATCCGCAAGGGCAATGGACTTCCGGAGGTGGTGTGTCTTCTTTCTCTATTAGTCCATCTGGTATAAAGTTTGGTGGCGGCGGTTTGGCTTTTCATAATAAGCAGGAAGGCACTCTTGGGTCGGCAGAGCCATCTGCCAGTGCTTCAAAGGAGACTTGGGGCGCGTATTTCAAGAAGAAGCTGACTGATCCTGACACGTTGAAGTTCGCTGGAAAAGTGGCGCTAGTCGGTATCGGGGCAGCATTGGTTGGATATGGGTTGATCTCGGGTGCAGGAGCGCTTGGGCTTCTGGGAGCGGTTAAGACCCTTTCGCAAGCAGATTTTGAAAATCTTATGCATGAAAAGTTTGCGGCGATAGTTCGTGCGCACAAGTTGGCTGCTACTCTAAGTGAAGATTCAGCTACGGAATATGCATTGACACCTGCTGGATTTGATTTTATCGAGAAGAGCATCGGTGAGAAGCTGGGCGAAGAGGCGCGCAAGATGCTTGAAGCCATGCGCTTCGATGCTAAAGGCAAAATACTTTCATGATATATTTTATAATTGGCGAACTTATTACGCTGATTTTGCTGCTGGCATCGCCCAAACAGCTTTGGGAACCGGTGCGCGATTCTTTTAGGAAATCCAAAGTAGCTACTATCGTAGCTGCGTTTATCACGCTTACTGGTGTTGTGACTCTTTGGCCTTTGTTTTTGGTGTTTATTATTTTAGCTGGGCGCAAGGTGAAAACATGATGCGTGAACTGTGGTGCAAACTTTTTCACGGCCGTTATCATAGGTGTAAGGGCATTACGGTTTGGGGGCCGTTGATGGTTTGCAAGCGTTGTGCTGCTGCACATTGGGGATAAGGAAGCGTTAGGGTAATGGTAACGGTTACGTGGCCCAGAGATATTGAGAAGGTTCTCATAGATTTTTATGGGATGCCTGGATCGGCAGAATTGGAAGCACAACTGGTCAAGGTCATACCTCCATTTCAAATGTACTATGGAGGCAAGCCAATAAGCTCAATTAAATTTCATAAGAAGGCAGCGCCAGCTTTGCAGGTTGCTCTTCAGGAAATCTGGGACAAGTGCGGTCACGATCAGAAGAAGGTCGATGCACTCAGGTTGTCCGTGTATGACGGGGCTTATAATCCGCGCAAGATTGCCGGTTCAAATCGATGGTCTAACCACGCTTTTGGAGCAGCAATTGATATCGATGCCGAGCACAATGGGTTCAACACTGGGCACGGCACAATGCCGCAGTTGGCGGTAGATGCTTTTAAGCATGTTGGGTTTCGATGGGGAGGCGATTATAAGGGCCGTACAGATCCAATGCACTTCGAGGCATGTGGCGGTGGTACTTTTACAGTAGATGCGCCGGTCGTTGTGCCGCCAGAGCCATCGCTGATTCCGAAACCTCCAGAGCTACCGCCAATTCCAAAACCTCCTCCTGTAAGCCGCGAGCTTCCTGTTTTACAGCTAGGCTCTAAAGGCGAGGATGTCGAATACGTTCAATTGCTGCTGTTTGTGGATGGCATATTTGGGAAGGTCACTGAGCAGGCGGTCAAGGATTTCCAAAAGTCTGAAGGTTTGACAGTTGATGGGATCGTAGGACCCAACACCTGGAAAGCCTTGCTCAAGGAGGAGGTTCCCCCGGCAGTTTCGGTGCCTCACCCTGAGGTAAAAGGCAGGCAGATGAATATCACGGCGACCGTGTTTGGCGGTGCGGCAGACCCGAATGATAGTGCCTACACAGGGGAGCCACTTAATGACACGGATTTATATGTAGCTTTACCATATAGACTCAAGGGCGATAGGCCGAAAGTCAGGGTGTTCGCTAATGGGAAGACGGTAGAAGCTTCCATCGAAGACATCGGCCCTTGGAATGTTGATGATGACTATCCATCTAAAAACACTAGGCCAGTAGCAGAGACTTGCTACGCTAATAAAACACCACTTCCATCTGGTCCGAATAAAGGCAAGGTACCAAGGAATGATGCTGGGATAGATCTTTCGCCGGAAACTGCTCGAAGGTTAAGTATTTCCGGCAAGGACAAGGTAGATTGGGAATTCGTTGGCGTCACAACAACCTGAAGGAGCTAACATGGACTTCGCACTATTCATGAAATTTCTGCCATACTTCGGGAAGGTCAGTTCTATGCTGCCGCTGCTGGGGCGAATCCTGGCGCGCGGGTTTTCGGTTAACGCCGTTGGGGAAGATCTCAAGGATGCTTTTAATTTTCCACCGTTGCTTGATTGGCTCAAAGCCAGAGGTGCATCTGATTTCCCGGCTGTTCGTCCAGAGTTGCAGACTGCGGCAGGGGTTTTAACTTATGCACCGGATTATGTATCGAAAATTCAAAAGCTGCTTAATCAAGTAGTGTCTCCTTCTCCCAACCTCGACGTGGATGGGTACATCGGGGTTAAAACGAAGGACGCCGTTGCTAAATACCAGAAGGCGAAGGGACTGGTTGTCGATGGCTTCCCCGGCGATAACACGCTGGTTGCATTGCGGGAAGATGCGGTGAAGACCGTGCCGCTGTTGCTTGGTGGCGAGGGCGAGAAGAAAAATACCGTGGAGGTTCCCAAGGTCGCGCCCGCTGGCGTGAACCCGATCCTCAACGCCAAGCCGTAAGCGGTGTCATCAGTTGGCAACATCTCCAACACAAGAGTTATTTTTAGAGATTCTCAGACGGGGAGTGGTCATGGATCTTAGTAACTTTCTGCTCATCGTAGCTGGTTTTGTAAAAGCCAAACGATGGGACGAGCTGGAAGTGTTCTATAAGCTGCTACGGGAAGTTCTCGTCTTGACTTCTGTACAGAACCAGCAAAAGCTAGATGCGATACATACGACTGTACAGGCTTCAAGTGCTAAGTTGCAGTCTGTACTAGGTTAGCTAATAGACCGATCCAGGCGGTCCCCTGGTGCGTAGGAGGAGAAAATAGATGGCATCAATTGATGAAGTCTTGGCTGCGGTGCAGGCAGAGTCCGCTGGTGTTGATTCTGTTGTGGCTATGGTAGCTACGCTAAAGCAACAGGTCATCGATGCTCTCGGCAAGGCTGTTACTCCTGAAGTACAGGCTAAGATCGACCAGATCTTCGACCTCTCGACTTCCGATGCAGCGAAACTCAACGCTGCGGTCGCGGCTCCAGCGGTCTAGACAACCCGGCGCACTGGAGACTATCTTCAGTGCGCCGGATTTATTCAGATGAGCAACGGAGACAAAAATGGTAATGGTTTAGTAGGGCAGGTAAAGAATAACCCTGTATTTGCCGTTACGATTATAGTCAATATGATTTTCACTGTATTCTGGGTGGCAACGCAGGCGGCCAGGATTAATTCGGCGGAAATGGCTATTGAAGCGAACAGGTTACAAACAGTGGAAATTCGAGCATATGTACGTGATTTTGCTTCGCGGGTTGATCGGCAGGAAACTCCACTGGCTCGTCACGTCGTAGATTTGGAAAAAAATATTAATATTTTAGATGACAGGATTCGCGCACTTTCCGAGAGGGTCACTGCTTTGGAACGAAAATAGCTTGAGGAGGCGTCCTTGTGGGTGAAGTGGCGTATCTGCTACAGGTTGGGCAAGTTATAGTCTATGCCGTGAGCGCCACTGTCTTCGTGATGATAATAAGAGGAAGGGTTGAGAGCGTGGAGGTCAAGGTTGATACCAAAATGTCCTCTCTTGAGATCCAGATGGCCGCGTTAACCACATCCAACCAAAGATTGGGTGACATTTTGACGCAACTCGCGGTCCAGCGCACCGAGATAGTTGCCGTTCAAGAAGATATAAGGGAGCTTAGGCATGGAAGAGGCTGGGTTCGAGATGCTATTAACGGAGAGTACGACAATAAGGGAAAAACTAAATGAGTAGGACCGTACTGATAGGAGCAACGATTTGCTTTTTTATCATAAGCGTGCAGGCTGTCTGGTGGGTTTTCGATACTAAGGGACCTTATGATCGGCTGTTTGGTCGCATTCTTCCAGCGCAGGAAGGCGGCAGGGTTATCCCTGGTGCTGATGTCTTGGTCGAGTGGGAGATCGCTCTCTATAGGCAAGACTGCAACCCGGTTAATTCGTTGCATGTCAGCAGGACGATCACGGATGTAAACGGCGTTCATGAGTTGCCCAAGACAGAAAACGTCTATGGTCTTGGCAAACGCCAGATATCGAATCCCTTACGGCGTCCATTTGTTCTGCCGGATTACATTGCCCCAGGTCCGGCCGTGTATCATTCCGAGGCGGCCTTCGTGTGTAACCCGCTGTGGTGGGCTCTTAATATGCCTAACTTGATTACGACACCCGATGTTTATTTTACAGTGGAGATGCCTTGATGATAGACGAACATCGTCACGCAATAACCGACTTTCCCCAAGATGGTACGCGCGTCCTGGTGGGAACCGAGCACACTGTTTTCATCGGTTATTGGCGGCCTCATGGCGGGCCGATCATTATCGAGAGCGATTCTGTCCCTAGCGATCCGCTGACATGGTGGGAGCCCTTGCCAATCCCCGGCGCTCCTTCGCAGAGGGTGTTGGATAAACGTAGGTCCACATTGTGAGTTACCATGGGTAGACATCACCACGATTTCACTAAGGAAGACGATGAGCTGCTCATTAAGGGCAAGAACGAGGGTATGTCTTTTACAAAAATAGCTGCAAAATATTTCCCCGCGCTTTCCGGTAATTCTTTGATAGGACGTTGGCATAGGCTTGGCATGTCAAAACCGCGCAGCGGGGTCAGCATCAATTTAGGGTCTATACAAGAGAAAAAGCAGTCGCGTAGTAAGAAAACTAGGTTTTATCCTACGGCGTTAAATCCAAAAAACGATGGTGTTTATGTTACGCAACGCCTAGAACCTACATCGCGAAGACCGGTACGTCTGACTAAGTTAAAACTCAAGCAGTGCAAGTGGCCGGTCAATGATCCAGCGCCTAAAGAGTATTTCCTTTTTTGCGGGTTGGTCCGTAAAGGCAGCGGACCCTATTGTGCAGCACATACTAAGATAGCGTTCAAATAATGCCATTCACGAAACTAGGGCCTGATAAATACAAAAGTCCGTCCGGTCGAATCTGGACTAAGAAGCAGGTTATTGCTTACCACGCTTCCGGTGGTTTTCGGCATAAGTGCCGGGTAAGAGATGCCCTGCCGGTCGATCCTACGAATACAATCGATGTGCGCAATGCCTTTCGGGAAGAGTTCAATCGCCGTTGGCGTAAGGTCGATAGCCTCGTGCGCGAGGCCGTGGTCGATAAGAATTCCATCAACAGCGTGGCGGCATTTAGTTCGTTTATTGATACCGCCGTGAAGCAAGCTGTTACCGGAGAGTGGCCGGTTAAGTATGTGCGTTCAGCTTATAATCGAGGTGTAGGTAGCGCATGCATGACACTACAGCACGCGCCAACGCAGATAAATCAATGCCTGCCTATTCTGGCTGATGCGGCAATTTCGGAAACGCAAGGGATCGCTGCCGCCACGGTGCAACAGACCGTACGGGCCTTTACCGATGCTACGATGCGCTGTGAACCGTCTATGCAAGCCTATACTGCCGTCAAGGAGCGCCTCGTGAAGGTTGGCGAAGCGCGCTCGAACATGCTGGTCGATTGGAGCGTGAAGCGCGCCTATGCCGAGGCCACGTTGGATACGTTCTCGGCGGCAGGCGTCAAGCAAGTCGGTATCGATGCCAGCGGTGAGCGGCGGCATTTTCATATAGGAGACGCTCGCAAGGCTGAAGTGATTCCGCGCGGGAAGCGCCCTTCTCCACGGCAACGTAACCTGATCCAGCGGCGTGAGGCGAAGCTGAACCGTCTTGGCGAGGTCAACGTGCAAACCGCTGAAGACGACAGAGTGTGCATGATTTGCGAGAATATCGCGGAGGACGGGCCTTACGACATCGACCGTGCTCGCGGGCTTATCCCCGCCCACAACAGGTGTCGTTGCCTATTAATCCCAGTGGAATGAACGTGAAAGTTCCTGCTCATAAACAGCCTTCGTACGACGAATACAACGCTGTATTCCAGAAGGAATGCACGCAGATTTATGGATCTATTATTGCTTTTGAACGTGCTTTGGGGTACGCGCTGGATCGTAAGCGCCTCGAACATGCAGCGCGTGTCCTGGCCTGTCCGCTTAAGGTCAATCCTCCAAATTGGCAGCATGGTAGAGTGATTTACAGCACCGTACGTAATATATTAGCGCGTTCACAAGGTGAAGTGCTTTTATTAGATATCGGTACGGCCAAGGGATTTTCTGCCATGTGCCTGTTGTGGGCGTTGCTCGATAGCCGTCCTAATGTAACCGGGCGAGTTGTTTCTCTTGATGTTATCGATCCTTTAGCGCGCGTGCGCAGGAACACGATTGCCGAGGTGGATGGTTATAAAACGCTTGCCGAGATCCTCAAGCCGTGGCCTGAGTCGGAGCAAATAGAGTTCATCCAATCGACCGGGGTACATTGGCTATCAGAGAATTTCGATCATATCACATTTGCTTTTATCGACGGAAAACATAAATATGAGCAAGTCCGGCTGGAAGCACAGTTGATTTCGCAGAGACAGCTTCACGAAGATTATATCATGTTCGACGACGTGCATATCGATGGTGTTTACAAGGCCGCGACTGAGTTGAAAGGTTATGAAAAGGCAACGCATATCAAGCTGCTGCCAGGGCGGGAGTACTATTTATGCTATAAGCAGCAGCAAAGGATAAATGTGCAGTGATGGTGTCAGGTTATAGCAGGGGTTGATATGGGAATTCTCGGGCACACTATGCAGTTTGTTATTGATTTGAAGTTGCCGAAAGGTTTTAGTGTCCTTGAACTCGGTGATCAGTGGGTTACTCACGGCGTACGGCGTCTTGCCAAGGATTGGTATAAAGAACTTGGTTGTGGACGTTATGAATCGATTGATGGCAATGGCCGTGCTACAGTCACACACGATCTTAACCGCCCACTTCCGCCTGATCTTGCACGCAAACTTGGTGAGTTCGATCTGGTCACGGATTTCGGAACCGGCGAACACTGCTTCGACCAGCGGGCTGTTTGGCAGACAATACACTATCTTACCAAGGTGCAAGGTTTTATTATATTTGACCGCGCCAGTCAAGGTTATCCCGAACACGGGTTTTATCTAACACATCGATGTTTATATGAAGGACTTGCTGATGCTAACGACTACAAAATAATTCGTTTAGAACGATCCAACGGGCGCAATGGTGGCGAGTTGATTCGTGGCATATTTCAAAAAGTTAAAAAGCAAAAATTTAGAATTCCTCAGCAGGGTCGTTATAAAAAGATCTTGCGTCCAATTATGGAGCCAAAAGTGGCATGAGCCTTCAGCTTCTTAAACCAAAACTTCATATCGGCTACGATTGTGCTTGCGGCGATCAGGTATGCTCGCTAAACGGTTGCCGGGTCGAGAGTCTGGCACGAAGCATGGTCAGCACTCTGATGCGGCAGAGCGGTGCCTTGATTGGCGCTGAAGAGCGTACCAGGGTTATCAACTTGTTGTGGAAGACCTACGCTCCGATGGCGGAACAAGTGGTCAGGCACTTTCAGCGGAATGCCAAGATCACGCCGAGGAAACAGGCGCAGCAATGAGCCTCACTGTTGCTTGCGTATTTGTCGAAGGGCATGTTCCGTTCACGACCGAGTATGTCGTCAAGCTTCGTTCGATGGTGAAGCGCAATCTGGATCGTCCACATGATTTCGTTTGTTTCACAGATAGGTCCGCTTATTTGCCCGCCGATATGGACCGTATTGTTATTGGTACGCCACGGGGCGTCTATGCTTGGTGGAGTAAATTAAATCTATTCAATCCCAAGCTTGGGTTGAGCGGGCGTATACTTTATTTGGACCTCGACGTGTTGATAACCAAGCCGCTCGATCCGATTGCGGATTATCCGTCGCCATTTGCCCTGGTGCCTCACGCGGGAGAGTTCAACGGTAAGGGAGACAAAAAGGTTATAAAAAAGTATAATTCATCTGTGATGGTGTTTGAGGCTAACCGGTATGCGCATCTTTATACGACTTGGTCTCCGAAGATAACTTATAGATTGTGGGGAGATCAAGATTTTATTGCGGGGCTGCTGCCTGATCTTGACATGATGCCTCGCGCATGGTTCCCTCGTCTTTCGCAGATTAACGGCGACGGACTTTCAGCCGTGCCAGAAGCTAGAGTGGTACTAGCAAAGCGTCCCAAGAATGCCGATGCAGCAATTAAGTGGCCTTGGTTTAAGGAAGCGTGGAACTGAGTCTAACACAAGGGAAGGAAAGCGTCATGATGGATCACAATGCGCGTTCGTCACGTCGAAATGTTCTGGCGTTCTTGGGCCTCGCAGGGGCGGGAGCGTCCCTGCCGTTGCAGACTGAGGCGATGGCTTTACGACAGTTTGAGCGTACTGGAGATGGGAGTTCGCCCCAACTCGGTAATTGTATTTCGTGCAAGGCTACTGCACATGCCTTGCGTCAGTTGGCGGATGGGCTTGATAGTGGGCGGGTCATCCCTGAGGGAGTGGACTTGAAGTCATCTATTGGTGCTAGAGGTGGCTGGCTCTCGCAAGAACTCCGCTTTGAGTTCTATCTTACGGATGAGGGCAAGGAGTCTACTTTCAATCAGAAGGATAGTTTCGAGTGGATACCCGATAAAGAGGCTGCTGAAGCTTTGAGGCTGGCTATGCCACGTCATGTACGTGTTACCCCATATCCAGAAGATAAGTCTGGTACTGTCACGGTCGAAGGACTTGACTTGATCCGAGAACTTGAAAAGAACGGCTTTGCGATTGTGAAGCTTACCTGAAATGAAAACCGGCCGCGAAAAGTGCGACAACGCGCCCATTGTGAAAGTTCCTTTGGGCGCAGTACCCAAGTCGTTTACGTTGATTATGCCTTACTACGAGAATCCAGATTTTTTTAGAAAGCAAATTGGTTTCTGGCGCGGTTTACCGGAAGACTTACGGCAATACATGCACTGCATTATTGTCGATGATGGATCGCCTGGGCACCCGGCTGAACAAATAGTGCTAGAAGAATTTAGATGGGATCGTCCCATTGCTGATTTTCAACTTTTTAGAATTGAGGTAGATGTAAGGTGGAATTGGCTTGCAGCTCGTAATATCGGTGCAGTGCACGCTAGTATGGTGTGGGTCATGCTCACCGACATGGATCACGTACTAACAGCCGAAGTACTAAAAACCTTAGTGTACGGGCAGCATGATCTGAACGTGATTTATCGTTTTAGCCGGCGTGAGCATTCGGGTGAGAAGATCCATCCGCATCCAAACAGTTGGTTTATGACCAAGGCTATGTTTTGGAAAATTGGTGGGTACGATGAGCGGATGTCAGGGTATTACGGGTCAGATGGGTATTACCGGAGACGTTGTGCTGAGACTGCGCCTATTCGGATTATGGCCGATGAACTTGTACGCTACGAAAAGCTTGGAGATTCTTCAACGGTCAAGTACCTTCGCAAACAGCCAGAGGATGCTAAGTTGAAAGAAATAGTGCGGGCCTTTCCGAAAGGGTCCAAGCCTAAAATTCTTTCGTTTCGGTATCATAAGGTGCAACTATGAACTTTAAAATTGTCGTGTATCTTCGCTGGTTAAAAAAGGCCGATGGCACACTGGTGCTTCAATACAAGACTTCCGATTGGTTCGACGTGCCTGTCGTGTTGGAAAAGTTGCCTGTAGAGAAAGAGCCAGAGCGAGTATAATGTGGTTGAGCCTATTACGATCTGTTGTTGGAAGTGGAGTCAGTTAGGCTGTCGGTCGAGTTACACGGCAGAGCACATAAATGTTTTTAAACGGATGATTAGCCGGAATTTGATGGTACCACATAGAGTAATAGCAATTACGGACGATCCAAAAGATGTTGTCGGAGATACTTACCCGCTATGGGATACATTCAAAGATATCCCTAACCCAAGCGGACGGCATTTACCGTCGTGTTTTCGACGCCTCTGTCTATTTAATGGAGCCGTGACCGATGCGATGAAAATTCCGAGGGATAGCAAAGTAGTTTCTATGGATCTCGATGTCGTGATCATTAGGGATTTGACACCGTTATTTGCAAATACCACAGACTGTTTTCTTGGCTGGAAACGCATTAGTCCTGGTCGTCCGATAGAGTATCAAGGAAGTCTCTTTATGCTTCGAGCTGGTAGGATGCAGGATGTTTTTGATACCTTTAGCCCTGAGCGTTCGCCGATAATTACACGCCGATATGGCTTACATGGGTCGGATCAAGCCTGGATTAGTTATGTACTTCGTGGTGCATACCCAGGATGGGTTAAGGGCGACGGAATTTATAGTTATAGCTCGGATGTACACAAAAAAATATTTCCACGTAATGCTAGATTAGTTTCCTTTAACGGACGCTGGAAGCCTTGGCACGATATAACTCAGTCTGAGGCACCGTGGATTCGTCATTACTGGCGTTGAAGTATATGCTAAATATAATTATGTGGAAATGGCACCAACGGGTTGGAAAACGGGGAGAACATCCTTTCCGTGAGACTTATACGCCAACGCACGTTCATGCCTTGATTCACCAACTAAAAACCTTTTGTAAACTTTCTTTCCGAATCATCGTCGTTACTGACGACCCAATCGGCTTGAATTGCGAGACTTTTCCACTCTGGCCAGATCATAGTAACCTTCCGAATTATTCGGGCGCAAATCTCCCGAGCTGTTACCGCCGCCTCCGAATCTTCGATCCTGTCACTCAGCGTGCAATGGGAATCACGCCGGGTGAACGGATAGTTAGTCTCGATCTTGACGCGCTTATTGTTAATGACGTGACGCCATTGTTCGACCGCCCAGATGAATGTGTTTTTTATCATGTTCCCGGCACGCGCGTTAAGACGGTGTTGAATGGTTCGCTTTTCCTATTTACTGCCGGACGGCTTGACTGGCTGTGGACCGAGTTCGATCCGCTTACGTCCCCGCGCGATGCATGCAAGAAAGGCTACCTGGGGTCCGATCAGGCGTATCTGTCGGCCCAGCTCCTGGGAAAATCGTTCGTCGGACGCTGGACCGCCGACCAAGATGGCGTCTACAGCTTCTACCGCGACATCCGCATACGCAGGGCTTCGCTTGCAAAGGCGCGCATCGTGTTCTGGAGCGGGCGTATAAAACCGTGGCACCGGGAAGCTAAGACGCTGGCACCATGGGTCTCGCGCTACGTGAATTACGACCTAAAGCCTCCCACACAGGAGCATCCTATCAATGTCGCTCGAACTGCATGACGATCTCGTTTTCGACGCGCAGGCAAAAGTGCGCAAGACCAAGGATGGCTTTCTGACTGCCCAGCCGCGCGTGGCGCGCACGGGCATTCAGATTTACCGGGGGAGCGAGGTTGGTAAGCCCGAGCTGGATCGCGTGCGGGTCTACCGGCCGCCTAGCGAGGTGTTCAGCGCCGATTCCTTGAAGTCGTATGCCCACAAAACGGTAACGGTTGGACATCCTAACGAGATGGTGTCGTCGGTTAATTGGAAGCAACATGCGGTCGGCAGCGTGGGCGATGAAGTCATTAGAGATGGCGGTTACGTGCGGGTTCCTATGACCTTGATGGACGCAAATGCTGTCAAAGCGTTCGAGGATGGACGGGTGGAATTGAGCTTAGGTTACCTTTGTGACTTGAAATTTGGTGACGGTGTGACTAATGATGGCGAATCGTACGATGCTGTGCAGACCAATATCCGGGCCAATCATCTCGCCGTTGTCAATTCGGCGCGGGGCGGTAGCTTGCTTCGGATAGGTGATGAGCACGCTGATTCAGTTATGCCGCGACTCTCGTCGTCTGAAGAGTTCGTAAAACCCGGCACCGTAGCTGGATTTGGCGATTCTTTAATAGCTGCCATCAACGATGCTGCCAAAATGGACCAGTGTTCGCAATGTGGCGCTGATATTCCACATGATGCCAAGACATGCCCGGAATGTGGTTATGATCTGACTCAGGATGACGAGTCCTACGACAGTTTCGTGGAACGCACTGGGGGGCCGTACCTAGAAGCGATTCCGATTACCGAAGACGAGATGGCGGCTATTGTTGCGTATGCGAACGATGAGTTTTTTATAGGAGATTTAATACCGGGTCACGGCGGAAATCCCAACCATGATCCTAACACCGGAGAATTTACGTCTGGACCGGACGGCCCGAAGACACAACGTAAAAAACGCGGGCTTCCTCCTGGTTACGCTCTTGGAGGTGCAGGCCCAGGAGAGAAGCCGGGACGTTACGTAGGTAACAAAGCTCTTCATTGGCGCGTTGGTCCTATTATTGCTAATACGGCAGCAGAAGGGCGTCGTCAAGCTATTAACCTTGCAATAATGCACGCAAAGACGCTTGGTATATTTGGCGAGCAGCCTGAAATTCGGATGGGAAAGCAGGAATCAGGGATAGGTGGAGCCCTGAAACTCGATCCCTGGTCTGGACAGCCCATTGAAATTCAGCCAGGACGCCAACATGCTAAAATTGGATTGACTGGAGCGCCCGGTGAGCCAAGCCCTTATGGTGCCGGTCATTCGAGGGGAACTGCTGGTAAGCCTGAAGATCCGAATGCTATTCCCCATGGTGCGCATTTGCATTATGGAGAGGGCACGGCCACTTCTGGACAGACCTTTCCAACAGCGGAGCGTTATCATGATCCGGCACGCACCGTCTGGACTAACCCCAAGGCACCAGGAATCCTGCGCAAACTATTTAGCCGCAAGAGCAAAACGGGGGAACTGCCGGAAGCACCTTTTATCCATATTCCAGGCGTAGGTAAAAACGCTAAGGGCGCTATTCTCAAGCCCAACTCGCCGGGATTCACCTCGAAAGCGGCGGCAATTGCGCATATCGAACAGCAGCGTAATATCTGGAACCGCGCGCGGGCAGTTCCAGGCCCTACTCAACATGTACCTACTCGCGGATTGGCACGTCTTAGGCATCCTTTCAAGGGATATAAGGAAGTAAGGTCTACGCATTTCCAGGTTCGTTTCGATGAAATGCCTCCAGACGAGTCCTTGGTCGAAGTTCTGGATTATAACGAGAATCACGATCCGATTACAGGTGAGTTTGCTTCTACTTCTGTTGGGCATACTGCCTTAGCAAGTGCTGCTGTTTCAAGGATTGAACCTCCAGCTGATCACACTATCCGTAACGTTGAGGAAGCTAAGGCCCGTGTATCGTTTCAGCAGGAGCAGCTTGCTCGACATCTTAAGGATTTGCAACAGGCGCAGAAGTTAATTGAGGAACAAAAGAAGAAATGGGATAAAGCGAAAATTAAACCAGTTCCGGAATATCAGCTTGTACCGGGGGCTGGCTTTTTCGGAGGCGTTAAGAAAATAAAGACGTATCACTACACGATCAGTCATGACAGCAACTCCCTCGTCAGCGATGACTTGATCGACATGGTTCTCATAGACGAGGAAGGAGACTCAACCATGAGTGTGACACTTACCATCGACAGCATCCCGGTCGAAACCACCGAGATCGGTGCGACCGTGATTAAGAAGGAACTTGACAAGCTCGCCAAGCTCACGACCGACGCAGCTACTGCGGCGGCCACGGCGGCGGCGACTATTGCCAAGAAGGACGAGGCGCTCGTGGCCAAGGACGCCGAGATCGCCGTTCTGACCAAGAAGCTTGCGGACAGTACGTTGACCCCGCAGCAGAAGGACGAGGCGGTACGCGAGCGCTATGAGACTGTGAACAAGGCGCAAGCCATTCTTGGCGACCGGCTTGTCACTGACGGCAAGACCGATGCCGAGATTCGCAGGCAGGTTGTCGATGATTACATGGGCGGAACTGCCAAGACGTTCACCGACGAGCATGTGTCGGCTGCGTTTGTGGTCATAACTAAGGATGCTGCTGTGAAACCTGTTGGCAGCGCCCGTAGCTTGGCTGACAGCATCAGGTTCGCGGCTCCAGTCATGGACGCGCGTACAAAAGCGCTGGCAGACCGGGACGAGTATATGCGAAACGCCTGGAAGACGCCCGCGAAGACGGCGTAATTCTTAACATTCATCGCCGCCTTCTGCGGCTCGAAAAGAGGAGATTAAAATGGCTGTCGTACAGTCTACTTACCTCGACAACATCCCGGAGGCCGTGGCCGGAATGCCCGCGACCATGGAGGAGTGGGACGGCGTTACCTATCTTTGTGAGACTGTGGCCGGGATTGGCTTCGGGCTTGCGGTCGGGCGTGGCACTGCCGATAAGGGGGCCGTTCTTGGCGGTACCTTGGCGAAATTTGTCGGCGTGTCGCAGCGTGATATCACTCTGGAAGTCAGCCAGACCGACAAGTACGTGCAATACCAGAATATGAGCGTCAGGTCTCATGGTACGATCTGGGTGGTGACATCCGGCACAGCGCCTACCCCCGCTGATCCCGTGCATTACAGCGCTACGACCGGCGTGTTCGCCATCACTGGCGGCACCGGGCCAATCGTAGGCGCACGCTGGCGGAAAACTGGCGCTAATAATCTCGCGCTGCTGCATATCGATAAAGCCGATCAGTTGGCTTAATCTTTATGTGTGCTTTCACCTAGTTCTCAAGGGGTACTTGCGTCACCCCCTGTGAGGCTTCCCGCACAACCCCATAATGAGGAGTCTGATATGTATCAGATGTACACTCGGGATGCCCAGCAGCAGGCTTTGGGCTTCCTGATCTCTCAAGTTTCGTCAATCGAAGCCGAGGTCTACGCAACAAGATACCCCGAGATTCAATATACGAAACTCGTACCGATAGATACGTCGGCCAATCCATGGGCCAAGTCGGTCACGTTCTTCTCGACCGATAAAGTCGGTAAGGCCGAATGGTTCCACCACATGGCCAAGGACATCCCGCGCGCCGATGTGGTCCGGCAGAAGTTCGAGCACGGCCTCGAAATGGCGGCAATTGGCTACGGTTATACGCTCGAAGAACTCGGGCAAGCTGCTATGACCGGCCAGCCGCTTACAGCGGATCGTGCGCTTGCTGCTTCGCGCGCGGCTGAGGAGTTTCTGGACGCTGTTGCTTTGACTGGCGACACGGGCAAGAACTGGACCGGCCTGATCAACGATCCTAATGTGACGGTGTCGGAGGTTCCACTTGATGGAGATGGAGGTTCACCGGCTTTTTCCGATAAGACTTCGGATCAGATCATGCGCGATGTGAACGCTGCACTCAGCGGGGTATACGAAGACACGAAACAGGTTGAAATGGCAGATATGTTGTTGCTGCCCGTGTCGATTTATACGACCCTCGCAACTCGTCGCGTCACTGGGATCGACAGGACGATCATGTCCTGGTTGGAAGAGTACAACGCCTATACGGCATATACTAAGCAGCCCTTGACCATCATGGCGGTGCGGGGACTGGAGACGGCGGGGGAAGGCGGTACCGGGCGGATGGTCGCTTATAAAAAAGATCCCCAGGTGTTGAAGTTCCATCTTCCGATGTCGCACAACTTTCTGCAAGCATACCAGGACGGCCCAATGCAATTCGAGGTTCCCGGTATTTTTCGTACTGGCGGGCTCGAAATCCGGCGACCTGGAGCAATGCGGTACGTGGACAAGATCCTGCACCCGGCCTACGAGTAAGCCGAAGCGATGGTGTGACGCGCCTCGCGGTTCGGTTTGCAGGGGGGCATCTCGCGTCCTTCCCCGCTTGATGCCCCCTACCACTCGAAAGGAATATACCCATGATGTTTCGCGTGACTAACCTTGCGAGGGCCAGACGTATCATTCACGATAGCAAGCTTGTTGCTAAGATTCTCGATTCTGACGTAACAATTCATATTGCTTTGTCGAAAGAGGCAGCGATCAGCATCCAGCGATTTAGTAAGTCGCTGCGGATCGAACCCGTGGACGAGGAAGCTGCGTCGGCGCTTAACGTCGTATTCACGCCGCTTGGTCCCGAGCAGTTGTCGATGCGCTTTAACGATCCCGCGCCTCCTTCCGAAGAGGTCGTGCTAGAGCCGGTACCGCCGCCTTCGCCGCAAGAAGAGTGGGGCAAACTTGACGAAGGCACCGCTACTATCTTGAAGGATTTGGCACAGAAAGCAGAAGCAGTACCGTCTCCAACTAATGCCCCAATAGGGCCGCGTACGCAGGTGCGTCTGAGCAAGGCGTCATAGATGTCTTATGATATTCCGACAGTGGACGATGTCATAGCGCGCTTCCCCGAGTTAGCGGATACCAGTTCGGACGTGTTCGAGCTTGTGCTGCTGGAAGCGCAACGACGGGTCGATACGACATGGCTGGAAGGTGACTATACGACCGCACTTATCTATTTGACGGCGCACTTGGCCTCGATTGCCAACCAGACCGTTGAAAGCGGTGGCGATACAAGTTCGCAGTTGATCACGTCTGAAAGCCTGGGGCGTATTTCCTTAAGCTACGGTACAGGCGGTGCTGCCGCTGCGGTCAGCCCAAGCGGATTACAGGCTACGAGTTATGGGCTGCTGTTTCTCGGCCTTGTGAAGCGCAATTTCCCTGCGGTGCTGGTCGTTTGAAATGCCCGTGTTCAGCAGCATACGCGCGCGTAAAGTGGCGCTTCGGCAAATTAAAAGGCTGAGTGACAATGCCGTGGCAATTCTGCGTGGCGTTACTGACCGGCATTGTCATGTGCATCTGACCGATTACAGCGCGCAAGAGCGACGTGGCGAGCTAATTCAGGCTACGGATCAACTTGGCGTCATAGCGGCTATTGCGCCCGATGGATCAATCTTGGCAGAGCCTGATAACGAGACCGAGGTGCTGGTGCGGCTTGATCCTGTTACGGGTGCCGAGACTGAGACGCTTCGGATAGTAGCGCCTCCCGGCAAGCTCGATCCGGCTGGCGTCGTCATATACTGGGAACTTCAGCTACGGCGTTGAATTAATGGACCGGCACGAATTAATTTTGGTGCGTATCGAGGAAGCTCTCAACGAGTTGAAGGCTCTTAATGTTACGCCGATTGTTGGCGGCGGCGTATTTGTGGAAAGTGTTTATCGCAACCGTGCCCCGTTGCGAGATTATGCTAGACCAGCTTTGTATTTATTTGATGGCCCTGAAGATATTGGCTCACCTGTTGGTGGCTATACTACCCAGCGCAGTACGTTTTCTAGACCCGCTTTTATGGTGATGCATCCACAGGTGTTTGCAGTTCTTAATCAGCGCATCCCTGATAAATCCGACGAATACGGCCCCTTGTTGTCTCAGTATCGGATCGCGTTGATTAAGACTCTACTGGAAGATTCTGAGCTAATCTCTCTGGTTACATCGAATGGGCAGATTGCGTATCAAGGGTACGATACCGACATGAAAACTCTCAGTTCGATGGAAGGCCAACTACAAATGCTATTCGCGTTTACCTACCCGCTCATAACGAGCGAACTCTAGGCAGAAGGAGATAATGCTATGGTTTCTCTTACCTCTCCCAGCACCGGCAATCTACAAGTCGGTAAGGGCATCTACGAATTCATGCCAGCCGGCAACACGGAATTCCGCGACATGGGCGAAGTGCGTGAATGCGAGGTCACGCTCAACGTCGAGGAGCTTGAGCACTTCACCCAGCGGTCGGGCATCAAGTCGAAGGATTTGATCGTGACCTTGCAGCGGCAAGGCACTATCAGGTCGATCTTCGAGGAGTTCACCCCATTCAACATTGCCCTGTGGTCGTTGGGGACAATCGATGAGGCTGCTCCTGGCGGTGCTACGGTTAGCATCATGAGCGAGGAGTCGATCACCGGCAAGGTGCGTTTCCGGCAGCGCAACGATGTCGGCCCGCGCTGGAATATCGAGTTGTTCAACGTCCGCTACAAGCCGTCTGCCTCTATCAACTTCATCTCGGACGAGTGGGGCGGCATCGAAGTGGAAGGGGAAATCCTTTTCTCGGCTACCGATGACGGCTTCGGCTTCCTGCAACTGACGAACCTCGTCGCAGAGTCGTAATAAGTTACACAAACAAAGGGAAGGAATTCTACATGGTTGGACTTCTCAATATCGCACCGATGCGTCGTAAGGTGCCGATCAAGACCGAGACTGAGAATGGTGATCCCCTCACCGTTAACATTCCGGTTCCGGGAATCAGTGCATATGGGATCAGTACCCTTATGCAGAAATTCCCGGAAGTTCGTAAGCTGCTGGCGGATCGCAAGCTTGATGACGAAGACCTGTCTGCTGACAATGTGATGAAGCTGGCACCGAAAGTGGTGGCGGCAGTGATCGCTTGCGGGCTTGGGTATCCAGACGATGAAGAACATGAGAAGTGGGCTTCACAATTTGGGGCCAGTGATCAGCTTGATTTCATTGAGGCAATCCTCGATGTCACCTTCAAGGACGGTCTTGGCCCTTTCGTGGAAAAACTAAGCAGCATCGGATTGCGCGCCCAGGCGATGCCAGCAAATCCCGCCTCCGTCGATGGTGGAAAGGATCAGGCTACGAAATCGCCATCGCACTTGAACGGGTCATCCGTATCGGAGGTCATTCCCCAGACGTAGCGTGGAAATATACTCCGCGTGAATTACGGGGATGGTGTGAGGTTATAGAACGTGGCCTGAACCCTGATCGAGCACGCTACATTGCCGATTCTGCTCTGGCATCAAGAGGGGATCGCAAGAACGTAAATAAAACCGTGAGAAAGCTTACGGACGATGCCTGAGCTTAGATTTCAGTTCGATGGTGATGCCATTGGACGGCGCTTCAACCGCGCCATTCGTCAGCAGGCGGATAGGGTCAAACAAGCATTAAAGGGTACGGCCGAGGATGCCAAGCAGGAAATTTTGAAAAAGGGCCGTGCTGACATCGCGTCGGCTGGCAACTTTGGTTCGCGCTGGACAGATGGCCTGCATGTAGAAGTCAAACAGGACGATGCCAGTGGAGATGCCACTATCGATGTGTCACATGATGTTCCTTATTTTCTAGTTCATGAAAAGGGAGCTTTGATTCGAGGCAAGCCCCTTCTAGCCATTCCTATGAGTTTTGCGCCCGATGCCAAAGGTGTGCTCGCCAGAAACTATCCTGGCGGGCTTTTTCGTGTGGATCGCAAGGCTGGTGGGGCTCCTTTGCTTCTGTCCAGGCGTACTGGGGAAGTGAAATACTTCCTGAGACAACAGGTCAGGATACCGAAGCGCTTCCACCTTCTGGAGATCATTCGGGACGTGGCCAAGCGCATGCGCGAGTTCTATTTTAGTAGGATCAATAAGTAATGGCCCAGAACGACAAAATCCTACAACAAATCGCGCTTGATGGTGGCGAAGAGCTTATTCGCCAGCTTCAGGATGTGGCGGAAGCTGGACAGAAGGCGTTTGGCTCTCTAGGCGATGCAGTTAAGAGACTTGGAAATATCGATATTCCGACTGATAAAATACAAAAGAATCTTGACGACGTTGGTACTGCTGGTGCCGCTGCTTTCAAGCGGATTGAGGATACCGCAAATAATACTAAGCTTAATTTAGGTACTGAGCAGCCACAGCAGGCGTTGATCACGCTTGGTGGAACGGCTGAGACTGTATTTGGAAACATCAACGGATTCGTAACTGGCTCTATTTCTGATTTTCAGCGGTTGGCTAAGGAGGTATTCAACGTAAATACCACTCTCAGCAAGGTGGCGATTGCTACTGCTGTCGTCAGCTTCGCTAAGGATGTCAAGAGCGCAGTGGAAGCGTTTGCTGCGTCTGATCTTGGCGGTGCGATAAGCAGTCGCATCAAGGACGTAGAGGAGTTCAACAAGGCGGTAGACGGTACCAGAGAGACTCTGAAAAGCTCTATCGGCGCTTTCGATTTGAGCACTGTTGGGGCAGATGCCTTTGCCTCCTCGCTGGATCGTGCAAATGCAGCTTATGCGCAGTTCGTGCAAGAGATAGGCTCGAAAGCGCTTGCCAGCAATTTCCGCGACGATCTGGAAAGTTCTGCTGCCGCCCTGAAGGATATGCTTGATACTCTCAATGGCACTAACGTGCCGATAGTTACGTTCGATAAGGATCTGGCTACTGCTGCCACTGCTTTGCAGGACATGAATGAGGAATTGAGCCTCGTTGCCAGCCGCAGTGTCCTTGGTGAGGTATTTGACAGGATCGCCGCTGCTTTTAGCAACACTGGTGCTGCGGTAAGAGCGACTGTTCCGGATTTGGAGCGGACGCAAGCTGCCTATAAGGATATGCTGGATGAGCTTGATCCGGGGATAATCCAGGCTTTGGAGCGCGCCAATGAAGCCTTCAAGGCCATGCAGGAGGAGCAGGGAAACGCTGTAAGCGTAGTAGAAAAATTAAAGAGCACGTATGCTGCACTCGTACCTGATTTAGAAAATGCAAATTCAGCCTTCAAGGCTATGCAGGACGAGATCGGTACTGTAACCGATAAGCAGAGAGAACTCCTGGCGGCTACCGCCGCTTTTAAGGATATGCAGGCAGAATTAAGCCTTGGTGTCAAGAAGGGACCATTGGACGACATTACCAAGTCGTTGGAGGGCTTGGGCATTGGTGGTACAGATATTAAAAACATATTTTCAGGGCTCTCGGCTGGGTTTGAAGCTCAGTGGGATAAGATTAAAAATTCTATCAAATCAGGTGCAACCGATGTAGAAAAGGCACTTACAGATTCTGTCAAAAAAGGCGTAGACGCGGTAGAACAGGCATTTACCAATTTAGATAAGATACAAGAAGCTAGTGCTGCTAAAGCTGTTACTAATACACAGAATATTAAAAAGGCACGTGAGAGTTTATCGCAGGCAATTATCAAACAGCAAAAAGACGAAGAATCCAGCACCTTCGCGGTAGAGCATGCTCAAATATCGTTGCTTGAGGCACAGAAGGCGCTTCTTGCGTTGCAAGGGCATCCGGTCGATGACCGATTTAATAAGGAATTGGCAGAGCGCAAGGCTGTATTGGCGGTGGAGGAGGCTGAGTTCCGCCTCCAGCAAGCTGAACAGAAGATACTAGACGACGCTTTTAATAATGCCTTCAGGATAGCCAAAGCCAAGGCTGAAGTGGCTGCGGCAGAAAAGAAAGCTCGTCAAGACGAAAAGCACGATCTTGAACAACAGGCGGCTGCCCAGCTTAAGATAGCAGAAGCAGTTAAGGCAGCGGCGGCAGAAAAAATTCAGCAGCAGATAGATGCAGAAAAAGAAATTACTGATAAAGATGCTGCAAGGGCGGCGGCGCGACAAAAAGATACAGAAACTTCAATAGCAAGCGCCATAAAGCTCGCAAACGCCTTGGCGGCTGGCGTACAGGTTATTGGCGATAAGGTCGATACATCGGCACAGAACATCGCAAGGGGCTTCGTGGCCTCGATTGGTGATAGTGCAAGGCAATTAAAGGATTTTGATGGATCGCTAGATGGCATCAACAAGAACGGCATTGATGTATCTCGCGTATTAAATAAGCTGGCTGATCTGTTCAAGGGAACGGGTGATGCGGCAAAGAACGCCGCCATTGCTTCCGCTCTCGGGCTTCATCTGACCCCAGAGCAGATAGCACTACTGTCCAAAGGCAGTGAGGGCCTGCGGAACGCGCGCGAGCAGCTGGAAGCCATTAAGGCTCTACAGAAGGATTTCACCTCCAACAATCTTGAGAAATTTGCCGAGAGCCTGCAAAAGATCAAAGATCCGGCCGAGCGTCTCAAGAAGGCCATTGAGGTTCTTGGCGAGACTTTTGGTACCGCGCTTGTCAAGTCGTTGAACGAAACCCCCGGCTCCATACGTCAAGCGCTCGTACCTCTGGACGAGTTCGTACGCAAGACCGCCGCTGACATCCAGACCGCTCGCGATTTCTCAAAGGCGATAGACGATCTGAAAAAGGCGTTCACAGGGCTTGCCGGTGTCGGCACCGGGAAGCTGGACTTGGGGCTGCTGATCGCCCCGACAGCCACTCCAATTTTGAATGCTATTACCGAGGGTATCAAATCCCTGAAATTGAATTTGAAGGAGTTGGCAGCTACCATTGGTACTTCGGTAGCTCCAATTATCGATGATTTCTTCAAGACGTTGGCAGGTGCTCCAGATATACAGATAAATACGAAAATCTTTGTTGTCATACGAGACGTTTTGAAGAGCATAGGCGATGCGGCGAAATTCGTAGCCAAGTCATTAAATGACGCTTTTGGTACTAACATATCATCCCCCATGCTGATTATCGGGGGGATCATCACCGCGTTGATCGGCGGGTTTAATTCGCTGGCATTGGCTGTTATCGCTGTATTTAGTGGGGGTGATGTACTCAAGCCATTTAAGGAAAGCTTGAAGGGTGTTGGTGTCGATATCGATGCAATCAAGGATAAAGCAAAGGAACTGTTCACTGACATAACGGCGGCTTTAGCCGGTAATCAGGCGGTTGTTAAAAATCCGTGGATTACCTCTACCATTAAGGGGCTACAGGAACTTGGCACTACGATCAAGACATTTTTATCTGGAGCATGGACTGCCTTCACAGAAGCACTGTCAGGGAAGAAGCAGGCATCCGACCAGAATTTTAAATGGATTTTCGAGGCGACTCTCGCCATCAAGGATATTGTCACGGCGATACCAAATGCGGTGATAGAGCTTACTTTGCTGCTTGCGGCTGTCTCTGGGTTTGTGGGTCCAGGAAGACTCTTCAAAGCCATTGTACTTGAGGCAAGTGGTGCCCTCACCCTACTAAAAGATTTATTGCAGGTTGTTGCATTCAGTATTGGTGTTGTAGGAGGTACTCTTGCTGCTCTCAGTCTCGGTGTCAATCTCATTGCAGGGGCTTTTACCCTAACGGTCGGAGCCGCATTAGCTTGGGTAGCCGCCATTGTTGGGGCAATTGCAGTAATCATACTATTTAGCAAAGAAATAACTGCCGCTGCCGATGCGGTACTAAATGAACTGGCTAAAATTAGTGGTGCAATATCTAAATTCGCAGAAGACTTTTTTGGCATTCAAGTATCTGCCAAGGTGGTTGCTGAAGCTATATTGGCCGTGGCTGCTATACTTACAGTGGCTTTGGTACCGGCGTTGCGTCGAGCTGCAATTGCGGTAACGACAACCCTTATTCCTGCAATCGCCCGATTGGGGCTTGTGGTACTTCCTGTCATACTACTATTTACCGCACTTAAAGATCTGCTCAATGTATTTGATAAGGCTCACACACTTGCTGGGTTGGAAAATGCATTTAAAAAACTAGAGGAGATAAAAGGTACGCTAGATCCGCAAGAGTATGAGCGACGTAAGAATGAGATAAATAAAAAGCTGCAAGAAATCAAGCCGGGGGCTGCATTAGAGAATCTCAACGAGCTTGGGAAGGTACTCAAGGACGCTCTTACCGGAGGAGATTCGTCCCTTAAGGATTTAGAGAACAAGACTAAAGATTCGACTGATAATATGCTTGGTACTTTCCAGTCCTTTGCTGATTCAGTTAAAGGCATCTGGAAGAATCTTTTTGGCGATCTTGATAAAACAACCAAAGATTTCAAGCCACATATAGCTCCTACGGCCGCTGCCAGGGATACCGAGGATCGCGGTATTAACGCGCAGCCGGGTTCTCGTGGAGGAGGGGCGTCGGGGCCGACTGCCGCTGATATAGATGCTGCGGTGGAGCGATCTCGTACGAAGATTATTCAGGGGCCATTTCCAAAGGGACCCCCTGGGGAAGAATTCAAGGTCCAGATTGATAGAGATAAGCTTGAAATACTGCCTCAGAAATTTATCGAGCTGGGGACTACTGCCGATAGTACCGCTACTAGCTTGGATAAGCTAAAAGAAAATGTTGATCAGATTCAGGAGAAGTTCAAGGAGGCGTTTACTGAAATTGATAGGCAGAAAGAACTTACTACACAAGTTCCAGCGGATGAAAACAAGAAGCTCACAGACCTTGTAGAGGCAATTATTGCCAAAGGTCGTGAAATACATACTCAACAGGGTGGAGCAAGTCCAGAAGTATCTGATGCTATTAATAACGTATTAAATGATCTATTCAAAACTCTTGGAAGCAAGATCGATGAGTTGGATAAGTCACAATTCCAATTCAAACCGGAATCCAAGCCTTCAGAGCTTTCTCCAGAGGCTGCTGTCAGAGAATCCGCGCTGTTTGCGGAATTGGAAAAACTAACTCTCAGTTTTTCTGAAGCTGAAAAAGCTGTGGATGCGGATGTTTCTGCGTCGAAGCGTGTAGAGGACGCTTTCGATGCGCTTGGTAAAGAAGCCTTGGGACGGTCGCGAATTGAGGATCGCACTGGCCAAACTGCTGCTGAAAAGAAGCAAATATTAGACGACCAGATCATACGCGAACTGGAAGAAACCATCAAGCAGATGCCGCAAGGCATTGCCGATGTGTTACATGCCACTGGTGCAGGTGCCACGATAGCTACTCCACTAGCACCTGAAGCTGCTGCTAGGTTAGACAGCGTATTTCGTGAATTGGAAATGTTGACCACCAGTTTCGAGGCTGGGGTTGGTAAAGAGGAAGGATTTTTCTCTTCTCTGTCTAACACCATCAATACCTGGATTGAGACTATCAAGAATTTCTCGGTACCTGGAAAAGAGGGCCAACTCGCGCGAGCGGGAGTTCCAGCTAGCGCTAATATCGAAGACGCCCGTAATAGTTCTTTGGATAAGCTGGAAACGATAGCTGCTATATTGGTCCAATCTGCTGAAACATTGGACGGATTATTCGGGTTAGTTGCAGAAATTAGGGATACAGTAAAAACTATTTTGGAGAAGATAGCGCCACAACAAGTACAGCAACAAACTACACCAATGGAGCCTACTACAACGGCAGCGCCGCAGGGGCCTCTTATTGGTTCAGATGCCGGTATAAATAAGCTTGTCGATGTAATTAAGGAATCGGGTAAGGAGTCTGCCGATATAATTAAAGGGGCTGTTGAGGGTATGTTTGGCCCTCATGGACCTGCTGACGAAGCGGCAATTGCTGAGATAAAGAAACTTGAAGCTGAATTTCAAGCTAATACAGCGGCAGGGAAAGCCAAACTTATTCAAGAAGCGCCGCTTGTACAACCTGAGGGGATGTTTGGGCCATTAATAACAGCTATACAGGACGATACTGCACAGACTGTTGAAGCTATAAGGCAATTGGCTCCTACCCCTGCTACGCCTATCCCTGCTACCCCTGCTACGCCTACCCCTGCTACGCCTACCCCTGCTACGCCTACCCCTGCTACGCCTACCCCTGTGGATACTGCTATTTCCACAGCGTTGACTACTGCAAGCAGCATTCTTACTACCATTAATGATACATTAACTAATTTTCAAAATAGTATCGGCGTTCCATTAAGCGCGTTGAGTACCGCGCTAACCGGCTTACAAGAGGCCCTTAATACTCAATTAAGTGCTATCGCGCAAAATACTTCTACCATGGTGACGTGGCTGCAAGATCTTAGCGCCAGAGTCACTGCATTGAATGAGATCGTCTCTGGGATCGTAGCTTCTATAGATAATGCGTCAACCAACATACAGTCAAAACTCGATGGGGTTATACAAGCTGTTCAAGCCAATGCCAGTTCGCCTGTCCCAGGTGGAGCGGGCGGCGGCTTCGTGCGCGGTCCCGGAACCACTACAAGTGACAGTATTCTAGCGCGCCTGTCTCGCCATGAATTTGTTATCAAGGCTGCTGCTGTCGCTAAATATGGTGTTAGTACTTTTCATGCCCTGAATAACCTGAGGCTTCCCGGCTTTGCGACGGGTGGCCCGGTTACTGGTAGCTCGACCGCAACCGGACCTATATCGATCTCAGATTCATTCTTTGGCACGCAAGGTATAAAAACCGTAACAGACGCCATTGACAAGTCGGCCGAAACCATAAGCGGAGCTATAAGAAATGTCATTAGCAAGCTAGATTCAATTCTGGCTACTATAGGCAGGACGAATGATAATACGAAGGTTATTAATGACAGCATCAATTCTGGGTTACAATCGATAATAAATGCAATATCTGGATTGAGCAGGCAGGTAAGTCAACAACAGGCTGCTGCCCCACAAGGATCTGCTGGCGGGGGCGCTGTTGCAACTGACCGTGGCGGGGTTCCTGTCACTACTGCTCAAGGTCCTGTCACTATCTCTCAGGATGGGGTGATATCCGCAATTCAGGATTTGAAGACAGCCATCAGTTCTGCTTTTAGTGCAATTTCCACGACACTTGCATCTATTGGGCAAAACATTGCGCGGATGGCGGGGGCGACCCCGCAGGCTGGCACGACAGGCACACCGGCAGCGGCACCTGCAACACCAGCAGCGCCGGGGGCGACAGGTACCCCAGCTACCTCGACCGATATACAAGCTATCACCACGGTTCTCAACACGATCTCCACCACGTTGAGTGGAGATAGCGCAAAGCTGGATACGCTAAATACCAGTCTCACAACCGAAGCATCCAGCTTAGGTACCGGGTTTCAGTCGATTGTGACCGCTATTGGCTCGGTCGTTACCGCTGTGCAAGCGACCACAGCAGCAGTGCAGAATATCAGTACAGCGGTAGATTCCGCAGCCAGCCGCATTACAGATGCTATCAGTACCGCTTCCAGCGGTTCTGGTGGATCTGCAACAGAGCTTGCCAGTGGCGGACCGGCCGGGTTCATACGAGGTCCAGGCACCAAGACAAGCGATTCCATCTTGGCACGGCTGTCGCGCGGGGAGTTCGTGCATCGAGCGGCTGCGGTAGATTACTATGGGCTACCGTTCTTTCATGACATTAACAATCTTAAGTTTCCCAAGTTTAATTTCGGTGGCCAAGTGCGCAATATTAGTACTATTTTCAATAACGCTACCACGAACAGTCTCAGCACCAATTTACAGGTACTGGATAATTTGAAAAAGTTACCGGAATTTAGCATGGGTGGATTTGTCACGGATTTTGGAGTAATGACCAGGAATTCCATACCACAACTGGCAAGCGGTGGACCTGTGGATTTCGGTGGCGATAGCGGAGGTAACACAGGTCGCGCTCTGTTCCTATCAATTGATGGCGGTAAACCACACGGCCCATTCACTGGGCAAGGCAAGGCTGTGGATCATGTTGAAAAAGAAGCTGTGAAACATAGCATATCCCGAATCGCCAAGAAACCCAGTTGGTACACTTCTTAATATGCCCCTAAACACAACAGGTACTCTGCTGAAGATATCCACGACGGAAGGTACTCCGCTCATAACGAAGTACTCTGCGCGAGGGCTCAGCCAGACGTTGGACCCAATTGCGGAGTCAAATCAGGTTGAACTTTCCTGGAATGCGCGTCCTATCGATTTTTCTTACATACAGTTCAGGCTGTATCAATCCGAAATATCCTGCTCTGATTTTGAGGAGCCTTCGTTCGACAACCTATGGCCGGGAATGCAGGTAGACGTTGAGTGTTGCAAGGAGCTTTCATATCCGGTAGCGGATGGATTTCCGGGACGCGCAGTGGTTACCGGTTCTTCCCGTACAGAAGGTGACTTCATATTTTATCGGCCATCAATGAGGATGGTTATCCTTGGTCTTAGCTCCGATTTCGATGAGTATGGAGCTAAATACAATTGGAGAATTAGCTTACGAGAAGTGCCAGACTTCGATGGGGATTCTTAAGTCGTGTATATTGCGTTTGGATTTGCATGGGTTAACGAGGAGGATAACGTATTCCTGCCTGAGTACTTTCGTGAAGACGAGGTCACGGTCAAGTCTTTTAGCCGTGAGCACAACGAGGGGGAAAACCCGAAGTTCACCATTGTTTTCAGAAATCCCTTGGAAGGCCCGCTTGCTCCTGGGCGAAAACAGTGGGCTTGGGTATCGTATCATCGTATAGAACCTGCTGACGAAGAAAATGACATAGAAGCTATTGATGAGATTGTACCTATATGTTTTGGTAAGTTAATTCCTATTCCAAACGATCTGATTGGGGAGCGCATCACTTACCAGTTTGATTGTAAGGCGTCTGACCAAGAAGAGCAGATGCAGGATATTGCAGAGACTCTAAAGACACTTCCGAATTATGATCGTGTCTTCATTGATGCCAACAAAGCCGACGATCCTAATACTGTGTTGGAGGGTTACCCAAGATTATGGCACGTTGATCCAATCAGGCTTGAAGTTACTACATCAGATATCATCGTAGGGGAGGATGGGGTAGAGGTCTTTCTGATTGACGACGATGAAGTACCGTATAATAGCGTTAAAGAGGAGATCAATCAGAATCCGCAGAGTGTTGTGCAGATCATTGCAGATGTGGGTTGGACACAGTCGGCTGAAGGTGGCACGTTTATTGAAACTGGCATATTCCAAACGTATACAGGGGATGGATTTATTGGAGATTGGCCAAAGCCGTTGGCTACCTTGGGGGATGGTTGGACGGTTACTTCGTCTGTTGTCAATGATACAAACCATATTGCAGATTCTACTTCTATTTCATTGCACGCAAAATGGGAGAATCATGAAAAAGAACATATCAATGGGGATACATTGTTAGTTGATACAGCGGTCACAATACCTTCAGCGAGCGGGATAACTGCTGAACTCACGCATCAGGAAGTAATCGGGTTATTAGATCCTTACTCCGATCCACAGGTAAACAGGGCTGCTTCTTTAAGAACTACATCGGTAACAGTCCCGTTATGGACAGTTAGCGGATCGATGCATTTAGCTTACAAAGCCGCCAGGGATAGGACAGAACGGCTTCGTTTCACCTTGAGGTCGGATTTGCAGATAGAAGAATCTGGACAACCGGAGGTCATTTCCAAGAGCGGTAACGATGTTGGTCAGCCGATGATCAACGCCTTGAACTGGCTTTCGATAAAGGGAAAGCCGGTTGTTATTGGTACCGTCATTGTTGTGGATACTGAATTTACTGCGTCTGTTTTCCAGGTAGCTATTCAAGCCGGAACTGCCGGACTGATTGAGCCAGAGTTCAGTGACACATTTGGAGTCGCTACAACCGATGGCACCGTGATCTGGGTTGCGATGGGGGATACGGCATTAAATGAAACCCCAGACTGGCTACCCAATGCTATCACTACGACTGGGCAGAGGATTTTACCGAAGCCTCCTCGTTTCACGCTCTGGGATACCATTATCCCACCGGTTCCACCGCCTGTAGCTGGCGTGGCAGTCCCTGAGGGCTTGATCCTCAAGCGGCGCAATGGTGCCAGCTTTCAGCAGGTGCGAACAGCGGGCACCACCGGGATTATAGAGCCTAATTTCAATGATACTCGTGGGGCTACCACTGCTGACAACACAGTTACTTGGGTTTCGTTGGGGCCTGTCTTACCTGGAAGTGCCGCACTTCAGCTATGCACAACTCCAGGAACGACGGGCCTATTAGAGCCCGTTTTCGGTACCACTTCTGGAGCTACAACTAATGACAACACGGTAGTCTGGACAAGCCTAGGTACTAGCGGGGTAATGATTGGCCCTGCCATTGGAGATCTATCTTCGTCTTCTTATTTTGCCAGTGATCGTGGACAAGACAGCATAAAGTATTTACTTAATTTTGGACGTGCTAAGTTGCTGGCAGCTTCTCGGGCTGTCAGGATAACCTTCGACGTACCATTCGCGCGTGCGGTGCCAATTACTTTGCGCAAGAATGGCTGGCTGTTCGACCGGCGCATCCCTGGTGACCTGGGAGCCTACGGCAAGATCGTTAGCTGTGTACTCACAGTAGACGGTGGAAGGAGATTTGGTACTATCACCATAGCCTGCTCTGTGGGAAATGGAGGTACGGTTGAGGACGTGGAAGGTGAAAATGTCTATATAGACGATTACATAGATGCTTATTATGCGGAAGAAGGAGGCACGCTCGCTCTCGATACAGGGGACATTGGTTACTCACGTCCGGTGTATAAAGCAGTCGATGATAAGCTGGTCTTTCCGCTTTCTGATAGTCAAAGTGTTGTAGGGCAACCGGGGGTGCGTGGAGCAAGCCTAGCAGAGCAAGTTACAGCTATTAATACAGGGCTAGCTGCACAGGTCGCTCTCGCGCAACTACCGGAGGGGTCCAGTGTGCAACAATCTATTGCAAACGAGTTCTCAAGACAGCAGCTAAGTAAAACCTCTGTATCAGGTGAGCTTGCGAAAGTGCCCCGTTGGTATGAAATCGAACTCGTTTCACTAGGTGGTAATTTCTCTTACCAATACGATATAGAAACGACTGTGTTGAAGCCCCCTAAACAAATCGATCTAGCAGCACTGGCCGTGTAATGCCCATAGAACGTATAGTACGTCCGTTCCAGACGCAGGATGTAACGCCAGCCAGACGGATTCCTAGTACGTTTGCGTCTCAGCCTAAAAATACTATTCTGACGCCAGGAAAAGGCGGTAGTGGAAAGTCTCTGAGTGGTAGCGTTAGTATAACAACCACACTTTATATGGATACTAAACTTAAAGAGCAAGCTTTACAAAGTAGCGCATTTGCTTCCCCCCCTTAGAGTAGTTCTTCTCCATGCCTAAAGCCGGACGCATAAAGCATATCAAGAACCCGGATAACGCCAATCAGTATATTCCTGTGCGGATTGTCGATGAATTGACGCTCACACATGGACAAGGTGAAATTTATAAAAAGCATATTTTGTCATTTTTGAATGACTCACCAAACACGACTAGACATATCCATACAAAGACCATTACGCATAAAGCTAAAATGCCTGATGGTTCCCCCGATCCCAGTGATAGTGATGACCCTAATCAAAAGGTTGACGTAGAGATTATCGATGAGTTCTCGACTAAGACCGGGCGGGGGTTCATTTATCAGAAACGTATTCATGCACTATCAAGAACTGATGACGATGAAGCTCTACCAATCCGAAAGACTCATACAGTCAGGATCAAAGGTACAGAAGAGGGGCATTCGAGAGATTCTTGGATTGACATCAAGCGTACTGACGAGGTGACTCTGAAAACAGGTTCAGGACCTACTTACAATAAAGAGATATGGCTGCTTGATTGGAACGATGTTGAATTTGACCAAGCCGATGCACCAGTTGATACAGATCCCGATGAAGGTTTTGATCCTTCTTGGAGGTTTGATCCTGTGCAGGAGCCTGTCAACATAAAGTGGGGTTCAGCGAGTCTCAGTTTAGGTTGGCAGTGGTTTGGGGTTGTTGATTCTGGCGGTGTTCCAGGCGAGTCATGTGAAGATCCTGACATAATTGAGCCGGGGACGGTCACTATCAGCACCGGGTACGATTCTGTCTTGCGTATAGAAGGACCGTATTCTACTCCGCTGGAAGGCGTGACTGTCCACGGAGAACCTAGTATTAGCGATACTGTCTTTACATTTGATCCATTTGAACGGCTATTTATGGAGTTCGTACAAACAGTTATTCCCGCGGCTTTCGGTACGATCCAGTTGCAAGGTATCCTAGGTGATGGTCAAGGACCTCGTTGTGTGGCCTTCCCCAGTGATGCCGAAGTGATTATCGGTAATATCCGTGGCGTCTATGGTAATACTTTAGTGGAAACGGGTGAAAGCGTCATAGTAGATGCGACTGGTATTACTGCTGATTTTGATGGATCGACGTGGAGTATCGATCACGCAGAGCTAGAAGCCGCACCTGGGGCCGAACTGGCACCGGGGTCCATCAGTGTAACTTTGTTTATGAAACGTGACTAAGTATAACTTGTGGACAGGTACATAATATGGTCTTAGTTCGTCGCCGCGATCTATCCCGCAACCTCACCGCCGACGAGGGTGATGGAAACACCGATGATCTCGACGGGCGCATAACAGCGATTGAGGACAATCCGCCAGTAGCGGCGAGCATCGATGACATAACGGTCGTCGGTAATCAGATGACGATTACCCTGACTGACTACACGACTTTTACCGTGACAGTACCGACTTCTAGCTGGAGGCCGCGTGGTGAGTTCGCAAATGGCTTGACGTACTTAACTGGCGATGTGTTCACTGCGGATGGTAGTTTTTGGCTTACGATATTCGATCACACGACAGCTACACCTTTTGATGCCGGTGCCAACGACGGCATGGGGCACTCTTATTATAGCTTCATCTTTTCGCTCACCCAGCCCAATACCGGGATAATCAAGACCACTTCTGATGCAATCACAACAATCCTAGCCCACGCTGAAAAGTATGTGCGTTGCAATTCATCAACCGGCACAGAAATCACCATACTTTCCGATGCGACCGCCGATCATGTGATCGGAACTGTTATTGAATACAGGCTTGGCGTGTCTGGGATGTCTATGACGTTTGTTCCTGAAACTGGCGGGGTAACTATCAATTATCCAGAAGACGATTTTGATTTAGTAGCTAGCAAGAAGGGGGCGGTTATAGCCATAAGGAAAGTTGACGATGACGAATGGGATGTATTTGGGTTGCTCGATCCGATTACAGGCTCTTAAATATGTCGCTTAGCGTACTTGGCATTATAGCTTCGCAGGCTGCTGCGGTTCTTGTAGAAGAGCCACCTGCGCCAGTTGGGTCTCTTATTGTTATGGATTTCTTCAACGAGGTTTACACAGTTGACGGTGTATCTGTTGCCATAACTGACTTGATTGATAGCAATGGCTTTTTTGGGCCATTCGATGCTAGTCGTATTCTAGCTGGAACCGGATTGCGTGCCCCAGTCGAGGGTGGATTTATTGGGCCTGCGCTTGATACTTTTCTCGCAGGGACCTCTGTCCGCTGGGATATGACGACTGCCAGTGGACTGACACCGCGACTTGAAGTGCAGATATTTGATGATCCGGCGTTTACGACTGGACTGACTATCGATGTGCAAGTCGATCCTTCTACCCAGACTAAAATCGCCGATTTTGACGATATTTTCGATCACTTGCCAGGGATGACCGCGACGGGTGTTAATAATGCCAATATGACACTAAGTACAACTAATATGGCATTATCGGTTAATGGTGTTACGACTACGGCAAAGGCTAATCCACGTATCGACGTGCCTGCCGATGCGGTTGGTTTTTCACTCGCAACCACTTCCGCTACGGTCATTACAAAAATTAGGATGTATGCCCCGGTTTCCGATGCTGATCTTCCGACATTGGGTGCTGAGCCTATTGGTGCCGGAATTGCCGCTGGAATTGGAGAAGCTCTCGCAGTTAGCGTTTCAACTACTGCGTCTGTCGGCGCATCCAGCGGTACAGGCGCTGCTACTGCTGTGGGTGTCTCGACTGTTGCATCTGCTGGTGCTGCCAGTGGGGTAGGCGCTGCTTCCGCGCCATCCGATTCTGGTGTAGCTATTGGTTCTGCCAGTGGTACAGGCGCTGCTTCGGCTGTTGGTGCATTGACTGCTGCGTCCGCTGGTGCTGCCAGTGGGGTAGGCGATGCTCCTGCTGTCGGTACCGCTGTCGGTGATCCTAGTTTTGCGTCGGTCAAGCTGCTATTGGATATGCAGGGTACCAACAACGGAACCACATTTACCGACCTCAGCAGTTCCGCTCACACCATGACGGTGAGCGGTACCAACACTCACACCGATACGTCGCAATTCAAATTCGGGACATCGTCTGCCAAGTTCGATGGCACTGACGATGTGCTGGCGGTCGAGTCGTCATCTTCGGATTGGGATCAAGGTACTGCCTTCACGTATGAAGGCTGGTATATGTTCAACTCGACTTCTGGCGATCAGGTGCTGTTTAGCAACGGTGCGAATCCTGGAGGTAACGGAGCGTTCTTACGCTATACCGGAGGATCGCTGGATTGGTTTAATTGGAGTTCAGGCGGGCATTTCTCGAATTCATGGTCGCCGTCAACCGGTGTCTGGTATCACCTCGCGATTTCTCGTGATGGCACTACATGCCGTATGTTTATAGATGGTGTTGCCCAAGCTACGACCAGCACAGCATCGCAGACTCTCAGTGGCAGCACATTCTACCGCTTAGGCTTGCAGGGGGGTTCCAGTCGTCCATTTAATGGTTGGATTGGGGCATATCGATGGACTAAGGGGGTTGGCCGGTACTCGTCCAATTTTACGCCGCCGACAACCGCGTTCCCGACTAGTTAAAAAGGAGACAACCTATGGTAGATGCAGTGCTCCCCGTTATCAAAGGTCCGACCGGATACGATCCAGTCATGGCAACGCCAGTCCTTGTTGTCGGAGAAGATGGTGCTCCAGCCAGTCTCGGTGGGGATGGCGGTGGCGGTGATGCTTCTGCCGCCAACCAGACGACCGAGATCGCGCGCCTGACCTCGATCCTGGCGAAGATAATTACTGCGCCTGCCACTGAGGCAAAGCAAGACACTGGCAACACGACACTAGGTGCGACCGGCGATGCTGCTGCAACGCAAGGCTCCACGGGTAGTGTTTCTGCAAAACTACGTACGGTCACTGCACAGCTTAACACGCTTCACACCGACTCGGCCAACGTCACGGCTGGTGAATACGAGACAGTGGCCGCTTCGCAGACCGATCAAGCGCTTGGTGCTGCTGGTGCGACCGGGGACTACCTGGAAGCGGTGCTTATCGTCCCAGGCACGACCGCCGCTGGTGCGGTGTCCATCAAGGATGGCTCTGGTTCTTCGATCTCCATCTTCGCAGGAGGCGGCACCACTGCGCTTGCCGATCTAGCGCCGATTTATGTGCCGCTTGCCATCATTTCCACCAGTGGGGCTTGGAAAATCACAACTGGTTCTAATGTCACCGCCATCGGGATAGGCAACTTCACATGAGACTGGAACTTTATCGGCGTAGATCACGAGCGAAGCACGCCGCTGCTACTGCCCGTAAACATCATGGCAAGCCCAACGCTCCTGCTGATCCAAGCTTTTCATCGGTTAAGTTGCTGCTAGATATGCAGGGGGCAGATAACGGCACGACGTTTACTGATTTGAGTACGTCGGCGCATGCGATGACTGCAAGTGGTACAATAACCGATACGGCACAATTCAAATTCGGAACATCAGCAGCTTTCTTCGATGGTTCAAACGACTGGCTCGCAGCAAATAATTCATCCGCAGATTGGGCGCAAGGAACGGCTTTTACGCACGAAGGCTGGTTTATGTTCAACTCGACTGCTGGAGATCAGGTATTATTCACGAATGGGGCTAACCCTGGTGCGGGAGGATCGTTTTTACGTTATTCTGGCGGTTCCTTGGATTGGTTTAATTGGGATTCAGGTGGACATTTTTCAAACTCATGGTCCCCATCGACGTTGACTTGGTACCATCTCGCTATTTGCCGGGACGGAACCACATGCCGAATGTTCATCGGCGGGATTGCGGGAGCTACAACTAGCACGGTGTCTCAAGCGCAGAGTGCTGGCTCTTTCTATGGGCTTGGTGGGCAAGGTGCAGGGAGTCGTCCTTATAGCGGCTGGATTGGTGCTTATCGTTGGACGCAGGGGGTTGGCCGGTACTCGTCCAATTTTACGCCGCCGACAACCGCGTTCCCGATAAACTAAGTAACAAGTCGTAGCTCGCCATACACAACGTATTCTTCGGCCCCCTTGATACCCCACGATACCGGGCCTAAAAATCTCAAATAAGGGCGGCCTTCCGCCATTGGAGCCTTGCCAGCACATATGCTGCTGATGCGTTCCGTCTCGGCGATGACAGCACTTTTGCTCTCGCCAGCAATCCTGAATTCCACCCGATCATCGTAGCGCGTGACCTCGACATCGGCCGGGAAGGCTTCGAGGATTGGGGCGTAAGGATTATTTGTCATTTCCATTCCTCCTCTGCCAGCTCTTCCCTCAAAATGTCGGCCGCTCGTCTTGCCTCGAAATCAGCGGAGCCCTCGACTGCGCGTGTGAACGTGTTGGTAAAGCACTTCATGCCGATCTTGCAAGGGGCATTATTTTCCAGCTCCTGGCCAAGGACGAGGAAGTACTCGTCTATTATCCTGGCGAATTCCAAGGCGTACGAACCTATCGCTTCCAGGCTGTCGGGATCACCTCGCCGGATGTGGGGTAATTCAAGCGCTTCGATAGCAGCCTGCATTTTTCCAAGCGAAACGGCCAGCCGCATATTTGAGCTTGTGGACATTAGTTTCCTCCATTAGCTAAACAGCGCAGCCTTGATAAATCGCACGCCAACCATGAACATCTCACTGCGGCTCATGCGCCACTTCGTGTGAATTTCAGGGTTGAGACTGGAAATTTGCAAAAGACCGGCCGTGTAAGTGATCAGTGGGCCTGCGTGATCCCAATAAATAGTACTGGTCTTATGGAACGGGATGTCGTGCTCCACGAAAGCCGATTTCAGGTTAGCAAGCTGCTCACTTGCGGACTTTTTCATTTCAGCCTCCTCTCGGGCTTTGGTTGCGATAATGGCGTTAGCGTGCCTGGAAACAATTCGACATGCGTCATAGTCGTCGGCCGATCCACCACGGTCTGCGCATTTGCACTGGCCCGACGATACGTGGCACATCGCCCGCATAAGCCAGACTCTGTTGATCATCGGCTGTCCTTTTGCAATAAATCGAGCAGATGCCCGATTGGCGATGACGCGCTGCCATCTGAGTTGCGGGTCATGGCGTTGCGCAGGGTGTCGATCTCCACACCGTGTTGCAGGGCGATGCTAACCGCGATAGCGGCATCCCTGGCATTTGAGTCGGCTCCGGTACCCAGCTTTGAGCAGTTTAGAAAGATCTCGCCGGGGCGTCCGTTACCGTAATACCCGATGGTGGCGGTGAATTTAAGCGTGTCGTGGTCGAACACGAAAGTCTCGGCGCGGCGTCTGGTTGGAAGAACCTTGCGCATTATAACGACCACGGCTGCATTAAAATGCCAAGCCCTGCCTTTTCTGCTTTAACCAGTGCTAAGCGCCCTGGCTCACCTATCGCGCCAAGACAACTACCTTGAGCTGGGGCTATGCTAGGACGACCGTCACCGCCGATAAATTTCAGCTTAGGTGAAACAAACAGGATCAGATCCATCTTCGGTGCCCAGGCTTGCCACCAAGGCGCAGAGGTACGATCTGGAACCAAGCAGATTCCGTTGCCATGCTCTATGAATTTGTTGAGCCAGGGTATAATTCCATTCCGCTTGCCAAATGGAGGGTTCATCCACACGCAACCTAGCCATACTTTTTCAAGGCTGTTAGCCGTAATAAAAAAACCTGCTGGTATCCATGGGGTCACATGTTGTCCTGGACTTGCAACGTCCATATAAAACCTCGTACCAAGCGCATCGAAAACGTGTGGCGGCGTATACCATTCATCACTTAAACCGACTGCTTGTTCATGAAGTGCCATTCGGGTTATTCTCTTGTACACATCTCGACCATCACCCAGGAAAACACACCGGCACCGATACCCATGACAAAGCCCTGCCAGGAGCCTGTAAGTTGCGCGAAGGAGGCGCTGATAATCGTGATGAGGGTTATGCTGACCCAGTCCCGGCGCAGGACCGTGTAGCACCATAGCGTGGGGCCGGTCGGCTGCTCGGCCCATTCTGAATAACGGTCGAGAGCGCGGGTAAGCCAGACGGGCACTCGCGGCAACGGAATGCGGATATTAGCCACAACGGCTCCTATAAAGTTAATGCGCGCCCGGACGGTCCACATCCGACCGATTAGGAGAGGGGGCAGGATTGGGAGTTAAGCTAACCCTGCCCCAGGCCACCGGGCTTGGCCTATTTGTTTACGCTATGCCAAGACGACGCTTCCTGCGCACCGCGAGTCCCCACAGCCCGACACAGGCTGCGAGAATCCCAGGGATGCCAGCACCCGCGAGTGGCGCTGGCACCACCACATTATTAAACAGCACAAAGCTGTCGGGTCCGTCATCGGACACCAGACACCCAGGGGTGTTGAAGGTCCCATGGGCTCCAGCGGAGCCGCAGCCAAGGATCGCGCTAAGTCCAACCGTGAAGTTCTGGCTGCCAGCTACGTTCGCTACCTTGTTATTGAATTCCTGACGCTCTGCCGCATCTAGTTCAAAGTCAAACACGGCATTGCCATTACCCTGTTGGAGGGCAAGTGCAGCCGCGCTGAAGTTGATCGGAGAAGTGGCAAGATGCGCCGTGAACACGGCAGTCCCGGTCGTATCCCACACCACCAAGCCTAGAGCTTGCATGGTGATGCCGTCATGCTGGCCCGCTTGATCGGTGTTGAAGCCGATGCCGACGTTTATGCCGCTCATCCAGCCCAATTGACTGATGGTTGGGGTATTGCCTTTGTCGGCGCCGTTGATAGCCTGCTCAATCTGGGTGTTACCAAATCCACGAGCACCGAATTCGATGTCGTTGGTTTGCAGGGTCAACGCCCGGTGGAAGTCGCCGAAGCCCTGAGCCCCGACATCACGGAATGACAGCACGTCGCTAAGGCCGAATAGAACAATATCGGCGTTGGCCGGTGCCGCCATGGCGAGAACCAGGGTGGTCGATAATAGCAACTTGCGCATGTGATAGTTCCTCTAGTTGGTTGTTAGGGGTTCATGATAGCGATGTTTCCTGCCTTGCCCTCCTTCGCTGTCCCCCAGCATGATGGTACCAGGACCTTAGTACTTGTCAAATCAGATTATGCCCTGTCTTTTATTGGATTCTGTTTATTTAATCTTCTCCAAAAGCTTTTTTCCAATTCTTCCTCTAGATAACGGTCAGGGTCACGCTTCCATTTTTCTTTGTCTTGCCTGATACGCTCGTTTGCTTCTTCGGTGGTTTCTTCCCGGCAATAAGTAAAAGTGATATCGGCAGTGGCTTTATCATCGTCGTCATACCAAGTATCGATAGATACAATTACGTACTTTTCATAGCCTGGAGGTATATCGCGCATCACCTCCATTATCTTAGCAGTGAACTCAGCAAAAGTTATTTTCTCAAAGTTGAGAGCCCTTACCCATATTGTTTTAGCAACCATGACGATTATTCCTCGCCTGTTTTCCGTAAAAGATCCTTGCTGAACATTCGCTCGTCTGGCAGGCTTTTCTGTTGCGCTCGCAAACGCTGCTCGACTTCCCTGGAAATGTGCCAGACCGCCTTGCGCATGTCGGTGACCGGATCGCCCTTGCTCTGACATCGTAAAAGATAAGCGACGGCCGCGCCGAGATTGTAGGTAAGGTTGAAGCCGTCGATCACGTCGATAGCCTCGATGCCGTTGGTGCCTATGTAGTGCGGAGGATGGTTGACCATATCGGGTTCACTACCACCACTACCGGGGGCTTTCATTGTTATAAATCCTTTTCCGGTTACCTCACCCTTTTCCCATGAACTCATGACGTTGCCAACTCCCTGATATACTCAACTCGTTCATCGCGCGGCAGCCGGGGCACCGGCAGTCTCTTGCCGATGCCAATCAGCTTCTCAATCCGCACTAAGCGCTTCTCGATTTCAGCGAGATCGTGCGATGCTGCCCGCACGCTACCGCCGTGGACCCAGGTTCGCACGGTAGGGTATGGCCGGTCGAACAGGACCGCGAGATCGGCAACCGTCAGGTTACCGTCTCGCAGGCAGGTGTTAAGACGTTCGGTCAAGCGCATTCAGTAGCCTCGTCCTGGGTTATCGCAGTAGCCATCGCGGTCATAGTGCTCGTTGAATCGCCACCAGCCGTCGCGATCTCCGTGCTTAACGACACGCCATCGGCCTTGATATAGCTCGATCATCCGGCCAGCGTGATTGTAGATCTTGCCACCTTTTTTGATGGCTCCCTTCGGGATTTGGATCTTCTTGGTCATGACTGCGGCCCAAACATATTATCGATGGCGTTCTGTAGCTCGGGATTTGGCGCTACGCCCTGCTGGATGCCAAAGCCGCTGTTGCCGGTAGCGGGCGGGGCGGATGGCATGAACGGCGCGGTAGCGGTAGGCTCGGCTCCGAAAGGCTGACCTTCAGGGGCAGGAGCTTCTTGCGCAGCCTTGCGCGGGCGGCCACGCGGCTTCGCGGGAGCGGCAGGTGCTTCCACCGAAGCAGCAACGGTTGTCGTGCCCGAAAGCCCTGGGGAATTAAAATGTTCCACAGCTTGAGGCATGGCTGGCGATGACTTGGAAACCGCATTCGGGGCAGTAGCGAGCTGCCCCTGCGTAGGGGACGGTGCGAGTAGACCATCTCTTGGCCGGTCAAGCCGTCCAACCAATGCATCAGTCTTTTTCTCGTTAAGCGCCGCGAGGATGGTGTTTGCCGTGGCGGCGTCGATGAAGGCATTCGATCCGCCAGGAAATGTTGTAGGCTTGAAGGCAAGCACGCCATTGACCTTGGGGACGAACGAAAACTGGGTCAGCACTTTGTCCATGTCGAAGTTGCGGCCCTTGAACAAGGCAGTGAACCCATCCCAGTTTTTGAAACTGCCAGGGGTTAACACCAGCCTGAAAATCATATCCGGATATTTTGGCAGCATAAGCGCAAGGTATTTCTCGTCCCGGCATGCCTTGATCGAAGCGCCAGACAACTTGCTGGTTGCCGATCCACGCACGTTGTTCGGGCACTTTATGCAAGTCTCGGCCTGTGGTGTGGCTGCCTCGATTGAAGGACCGATACCGTTGGATGACCAGCACAGTGGTGGGTCATTGGAGTCCGGCGTCCAAGGCTTGTCGGGATCCATGTAGCGCTTACACATCACGTCGCTGATGTCGATGATGACTGCTTCGATGACGGGTCCGGCATCTTGCTCGTTATTGGCGGCGTCGATCAGGGTAAACCTGTTACCTTGAATCGAGATATGCGGTGGAATCTGCGAGCCCATGCCCTGGGTAGCACGAGCGGCGAGGTTGCGGTTGGGCAGGTTAGCGAGATGGGCAGGAAGCTGCGTTGTCATTTTTAGATCTCCCATTGGTGCATGGTTCTATAGCGATTAACTAGATCTTTTAGTTGCTTGATCTCGGCCTCTAGCTGTTCGATTTTGTACTTTAGTTTTTCATTTTCAACTAACCGAGAATGTAACCCGGCTTCGTAGCCGTTGGCATAAGCCGCTCTTTCGGCTGCTGGCATTATGCTCTCGTTCATCGATCAGATCCTGATGGTCTTCGCGCAGTCTGGGCAGGCGTGTACCCAGTCGTTACCCAGTTTCCTGGCTCGCCAGCCGTCATCCTTGGCGGCAGCCCAGGTATCCTGGAACGTCTCGCCGTCCTCCGACTCGAATGCCTCGTTGCATTCGTCACAAACAAACAGCATCTTGCCGCTGTCACGTTCGATCATTGAGGTTATTCTTCTACTGGTTGCACAGGCTGTCTTAGCTTTTTAGCACAGGACGGGCAGGCGTGTGTATGTGCATTTACGACAGTGCGCCAGCCTGCATTCATCGCGATGTTCCAGGCGTCTTTGGTGTCGTCTAATATGAGGACAGTGTCATAAGTGGGCGGCGCGATTTCACAGCAATCGCATGAGAAGATGATTTTGTCGCCGTCACGGTCGATCATCTTGATTCTCTTTGATCCAAGCCAAGGCTTCGTCAAGCGTTGAAAATGCAGCGAATAACAACCTCATACCAGCGCGTTGATTAGCGGAACTATCGATAGTCCATCCACCGCATAAGGCTTTTTCTAAGTAAAAGCCTTGTATAGCGCCGCCATCGTATTTTTTGTGTGTCATTCTTAATCACCCTTGCGTCCAAGGGACGCTTCACAGGCAATCGAATGCAGAGCGTTTTGCAGCGCAGAAAGAGCGGCAAAAAACGGGCTTTCTTTATCGATCCTCAGCGTCAAAGCATGCAAGAGGGTATAACCAACCTGGATTTCCGTATTTCCGCAGCGGATTACTGCGTAGCCCTCATTAGGGTACTTACGACCAATAACGATGAGCCCTTTGTCTGGCTTCTGCCCGTGGAACGTCGGAAGGGCAGCTTCAGGGCAGAGCTTGAAATATTCTTCTTGTGTCATTACGAACGCCTTATGTTCATTCGGACGAGGTTCGCGGTCTTGACACCGGGTGGCAGATCTCCGTCATGGTCCTGCATATAGTTGCGAACGGAATCGACGTTGGGAGCCCGCAGTTGCAGCATCTCGTTACCACAGGCTTCCCAGTTGTCCAGCACGAAATCGAGGTAAGTTTCCCGGCTCTCTATGGATGGATTCATAATTGTCGATTTGTAAGCAGTGCCTGCCTCAGTTGGAAAGCCATCGACTTTTTGTTCTATAGCCATGGCCAACAATGTCTGTTTGATTGCCTCCATCCTCGCCTTGACCGGCTTGATGTGCTCGGCAAAACGCTTGCTCTCGGCTTCCAGCCAGTCCTCAAGCTTGAAATGCTCGACTATGAGATCGTGGGGGTTTGGCCCTTTAGGTACATTTCGCATGATATCTCTGTGCTGTTCATCGATCCACGTATCTAAGGAATTCATAGCTTTTCTACTTTCCAACCTTGTTTAGTGCAGTGCTGCTCGAAAGCGTAAGCGGCCCAATTGTTAAATTTTTTCAAGATCGGTGCCGTTTTGACAATAACTCCGTCCTGTGCAACGATGATACCTGCAACAAAATAAGAGCTGGTTATGCGCCAAGTCTGGCCAGAGAATAATAAGCTCATAAGTCTCCCTTTCTCACGGCGTTCAGCAGCACGCCTTGCAGCGATTCGTTTGTTTCAAGCCTGCGGAATATCTCACGCTCCAACGGGTTGCTCACGATTTGCACGACGGTCACTGGATATTTCTGCCCTGGTCTGTGCGCTCGTTTGTTTGCTTGCAGGTATAGCTCGGTCTTATCCGTGGTCCCGAACCAGATCACCGTTTGCGCTTGCCAGAGATCAAGCCCGTGGGCCAGCACGCCGGGATCGGCAACGAGGACACGCAGGTCCATGCTCGGGTTTTGGAATTCCTGAAAGATACGTGAACGCTCTTTCGCGCTTGTATTGCCATTGACGATTTCCACATAGGTTGACGCTCTTGCGTTACCGTGTTGCCAAGCTTTCAAGTGCTTATATAACAGATTCACAACTGATGTCAATGGCACAAGTATCAATATTTTAGCCGGGGCCTGCTCGATCACCGCCTTGAGTTCCTCGATCCGGGGCGAAGCGTCGATGGTATGCCATTGGTGGCGAGCATCGTAGATTGCACCTAATGATATCTGAATAAATTTCTGGCGTGCGGCAGCTTCATTGGCTGCGGTAATGGGCACTCCCGATTTCACGATCACTTGGAGGTCACGTTTGAGCGCCGCCATGTGTTTATTCTGTTCGACCGTCAGCGGTACCTCGCGTTGTTGGGTGGTTAGCTCAGGACCGTCCCACACGTCCTTGATGTCGAACCGAATGGCTGGCGTCAATAATTTCCTGGCTTTGTCGTAGCCGTCCTTTTGCGGTCGCCAGACGAAATTGGAGACTTGGATCATGGTCTCGCGCTTGAACGTGTCCTTGCTCTTTCCGAATGCATTGTTGACGAGCTTGGCGAGCCCATAGGCATCGGTCGGCGCATTAGGAGTCGGGGTCCCCGTCATTAACCAGAGGTAAGGTTTTTGTCCAAAGACGATCCTGGCGATACGATGGCGCTTGGTCGAGGCTTCTTTATAAGCGGAAGCTTCGTCAACGATAGCCAGCTTGATATCGTCTCGGGCCGCAAGTGCAGCGGAGAAACCGTCCAACTCGAACCGCTTGCGGGTATGAGCGCCCACGCCAACACCGTCGAAGTTAACGATGTAAAAGTCGGCTGGACGAGCCAGGGCGTCAAGCCGTTGCTGTTGAGAGCCGTGGAGGATTTCAAATGTTCGCGTGCCCAGGAATAGCTTGAAGATGGCATCGGACCATACCCTTTCGATGATGGACAGGGGGCAGACGATTAGGCAGCGAAACGGTAGTGTATGATGGCGCATGAGCCAATCTGCGGCCCACAACGCTGAATATGTCTTGCCCACGCCCATATCGCTTAAGTTGAAGCACCTAGGGTGCAGCACCATGAAGTTGGAAGCTAGCTTCTGGCTTTCCCACGGCCTGATGCCGGGAGCCGCTGGCCAATCGTAGCCATCCATGATTGGCGCTACCGGGAAATTCAGATGCCGTAAAAGCTGGGAGTTGTGCAGCGTGCGCGGGACCGAGACATAAGCGCCGTTGAGCGGCTTTGCTTGTGCGACGTTGCGCTCGATGAACTCGGAGCGGGGGTAGATCAGGAGATTGCGCTGGGTGTCATGAAAAAAATGCATTGCTAGTATCAACCCTTCCGCCAATCGCCACGCTTCCAGCCTCGATAAGTGGTCTTGATATCGTCGATGATCGTGCCGTTAGTGACGGTGAGAGGGTAGCCACAGAATGTAACTACCAGCGCCAACACGGAGATTATCAACGCAAGTATAGAAATTCCTAACGTAATGTTGTGCATCATTTTAGCGCCTCATCGATCATTAATTCCCAAGCGTATAGCAAGTTACTCGGATCGTTGTCATACCCGGAGAACTCAAGACCTTTTAATATCATTGGCTCGGTCGGCTCGCGCATCGCTTTGATGGCGGCGCACGCAAGAGTATCCAGTGTCATTAGTGGATTTACGTACTCTTTTTGAATTGCGGATGCTACTCGCTCGATTATTTCGTTTGCCATTTTACTGACTCCCCGGAGTTGCTTCGTCGCAGAACTTTTTGCTTTCCCTGAAAGTACATACATGCATCAACATTGTATCTCGAGAGATAGCATCCAAACGCCAGCGTATACTTCTCAGTTCGCGGCTAATGTTGGCAACGCTATGGGCGTTTAGGGTTAATATTATAACAAGCATAGCTAGGATGATGTTTCTAATCATTTGCCGTCCAGCCACCATTTGATGTGCCCGATAACTTTATCAGCAGGGCCACCTACTGCCATTCCACCTGCTTCAATAATAGCTTCGATCCGGCGTCCTTGCAGTACGGTCAACGATTTGCCTTCACGCTTGACCTCGATCCCCCAGAACGTCCCATTGATGCAAGCGACGATGTCGGGGTTTCCCGATTTGCCGAAGCCGCCTGTGAACGTCAGGCAGTACCAAGCGCCGATGGATTCGAGATACTTCTTGATCTCATCTTTCTCATAACTTTCCGGGGTGCGCATTTTAATCTTCTTGCTGCTTGCGCTTGGCTTTTTTCATGAACTTGATTACATCCTTGACTTGATCGGCGGATTCTTCCGGCGTGGCGGTAGATGTCTCTACTATGAGACGCGCATAGAACATTACGAGAGTCGTCATTGCGTAAGAAAATGCCGTGCGATCAGATACATCAATCATCTTGTAGCGTTCTATCGAATCCAAGAACCACTGACGCAGTTTTTCATCCGACCAACGCTCAAGGTCCATGAGAATTTTCTTATCGTGTGTCATCGTCCTATTCCTTTACCCTCGTTTTTGGAACGGCATCCGGGGGCAGAAAAATGTTATCTCGGCCTATATAGTAAATCTCGAAAGCACCTCCGTAGTCAACGCGCATGTCTATAACTTCAATGCCGGGATTACCTATCGATATCAGGTAAGCCTGAATGGCATTTTTAACCCTGTTTTTATTAAGTACGAACATATTCATTGTCCTACCTCCCTGTAGTTTTCACAGTCCTTGACGCCGCAGTAACCGCATAACCCGCTTTTCTGCTTCCTGAACTTTCCCGCAGCCAAGTCGCTCTCGATCAGGCCGACGATCCGGTTTATCTCGTCCCAGGTTTTCCTGAAATCCGACAGGTCGTATCGCGTCCCTAGGCGGTTTTCCTTGAGCCAGACGTAGTTGCCGACGATGGTCTTGAGATTCCGGTAGTTAAGCTTGAGCAGGACGGCACCTGTAGCCAACTCGAATGGATCTTCGTACTTTGCCGATCCCGTTTTCCAGTCGTATATTGCGGCTACATCACCCCTGATAACGTGAACATCGATCTTACCTCGGAACCAGACGGTAGGACTCCAGAAATCAGTGACGACGCCTGCCGACGTGCAGCCCAGCTTCTGTTCGCATTTGACGGAAGGAGCAATATCTTGTGGGACGTTGCGTATAGAATCGAATGGTACCGCGAACTGTTCCCACTGTTGCATATCGACAGGCAATGGTTTCCCAGCTTGTACCCGATGCTCGAACGCCGAGTGTACGTCATTCCCTCGCTGCATTGCCGGTGTTTCGACAAATGGGAGATCGCGCGTGATGTACCTTCTGTACATGGCGTGCGGGCAATTTTTATACGCTGCCAGATTCGTAAACGTGTAGACCAGCTTGCGCCGGTCGGCAAAGGCAGGGATGCCGCCATGATCGGTGGTGTCAACTGTCATACTGGCCTGCCGTCGTTTATAATCGAGGTTCCGGCAGACCCTTTCGGGAGAAATTCGCCGTTGCCTGCGAGATAGCGCTTATTTTTCAGCTCGCACTTGTCCTTGGATAAGCATTTGCAGCTACCGCTGTTGGTACTATGGCGCACTGTAGCTATCTGCTCGCCGGTCAGTTTGCAATAAACTCCGTACACGCTACCACGGTCGGTGGTGTCAATTGTCATCGTACGGCTTTCCTATTTTATTAAGGACAACCAAATCATCATCCACACCAAACTTGCTGTCATAGCTCCGACCACAAAACCATGCCACCATGCTTGCTTAACTTCGCGCCAAGAGTATAGCCACTGCTTGTGAACGTCGCTCATGCTAGCGACCTACATAAATAACGATGCACGGCTTCTCTTCTACTATAGGTACGCTACTAGGCGGGTCCGTTCTCCAATCACCTTCAATAACATAGGTGATAGGTTTAAGCAGCTTCTTGCCATAAGCATCTTCTGTCATCGTGGATGTATAGCTTTCATAACGATACACCACCCCGAGTTCAACTGCGTCCTTCGTAAGAGGACCGCTATAATAGCAATCCTCGCATTCGAGCATCACGGGGTAGTTAGGATCGAGCGTCTGTAAACGCGCGATTAATTCTGCGTTTGTCATTCGTCCCGATCCCGTTCAGTACGTCGCCGCATCACGTCATCGCACAGGTCTGGCCAACGAGTAAACGCTACAACAGGCCAGACGCGTCTATCGATACTGACTTTTGAAGGGGGGTGCGCTGTGGTAATTATAAACGTGGTAGCGTCCTTGTGCATCCCATGGTCGGCAACGCACTGTTTAGGTGCGTTGCGCTTGGATCGCTTGTCGATCTCGGAGTGTCTCATGTTGTTTCTCTGGCAAGTCGTTTTTTGACGTGTAGGACGAGTTCATCCAGAACTTCGTTACTTCCACCCTTCCACCCTAACGGCTTCGCCATCAGCATCACTCCCAATACAACGCTTTCCAAGATAACAAGCACGTCGCTGAATTGCCCGCCAGCGGCCAGCGTAGGTTTTATTATGGCCTTGACAACCTCACCAGCTACGCGATTGTGAATCTCGGTTTGCACGTTCATGCAAACACCTTGCCCACGGCTTCGAGGATGCGGGTGCGCGAGTCCTTGTCGATGCCGGACAACACCTGCACGAGCTTGGAAGTGAGGGTAACATCTTCCGTCTTGAGGCTCGTGAAGACAGCCAAGGCGACCGACAGGTCTATTTTCACGGGACCGTTGCCGATAGATGCGGATGGCGTAGGAGCGGCGGCGCGTTTGGGGCTGTAACCCTTCGGGCGTCCACGGCGCTTTGCAGGTGCTGAAACCGGGTTGGGCATGAGCCCGGTAGCATCCCTGGGCTTATTCTTGGACCCCTTCGGGCGGCCTCCGCGCTTCACGGGTGCAGTCTCGCCATTGCCGCTGGCGGCACGCTTGCGGCGTCCGTTGCCCGTTGCGGGAGCGGCAACCGGGGCAGGAGCTACAACGGGCGGATCGGACAGGCTGAAGATGTCGTTTACGTCGGTCATTTGCTGGGTTCCTTCTGGTTTAGGTGGAAAATGTTTCGCAACAAAGGCTGCGCGTTCTTCGGCTTCCCATCTTATATCTTCTGCATCAGAGGTCTCTTTGGCGGCCCTTTCACATTCTTCGGCCGATGCCCATTCCCCCGCTGCCCATGCGACCTCTTTTTGCGCTTCCCATTCGGCTTCTGGATCATCGGAGGTCATTTGCTGTATCTCTCCGCTAACGAGCTTTCCACGTCTAATGGTATTCCTGATAGCCATTCCGGTTCCCTGCGCATCTCGGCTTCGCATATTTCCAGATGCTGTTGTTCCTTCCCGTCCTTGGGAATCAGCAAAAGCAGCTCGTCGTGGGTGGTGTTGACCACGCGGTAGCCTAGCCGGGAGATTCTTATCATGGCTTGCGACAGCACGATACGGGCAAGGAATTGCACATAGTTTTCAACGAGCTTGCCCGAATATAGCTTCGTCCAGCCATGCCGGTTCCGGTAGCGCCAGAATCTGTCACCAGTTTCGTTATCTACATGATACTCAATATTGGGGTATTGTAAAGCACAATTGTTGGGTCCGTACAATTTTCCGTCTTTGATCCAGCCTGGACCCCACTGCACGGGTTCCCCACCAGCGATCCTGGCAATCATGCGTCCGGCTTCGCGCCAGTACTGGACAGTCTTGACCATGCGTTGCCGATAGATATTTTTCCAACGCTCGGCTTCTTCGATAGAAATTTTCACAGGGGGGCCGTAGATCCCTAAGCGGGCGGTGCGCTGGATGGTGGCGGCACCGGCTTGGTACCCACAAGAAAGCTTGAGTTGTTTTCCAGTGCCTCGCTCGGCCATATGGTCTTTGGTAACGCGAAATCCATAAACCTCACTAGCAAGTTCCACATATGGGTCGCCTCCATCTCTGAGTTCCTGTAGCGCTTCCTCCTCGCCAGCGAGCCAGCAAAGGATGCGGTACTCGATCTGGGCTAGATCGATGATGCCAAAATAAAATCCTTCAGGCGGCAATATGGCCTTGCGGATGTCCGATCCCCGCTTGAAATTCTGCCAATTGCACTTATCGCCGCCACTCCACCTAGTTGTATGAGCGCCGCAGTAGGATAAATAAACCGGCATCGCGCCTCGACGCGCCATAAAGCCAAGCGTCTCGGCGCGCGTTTGAAGGAACGTGCTTTTTTGGCCGATCCTGGCCTCTGCTAGCGTCCTGAGACGCTCGTCGTCGCATTCTAGCAAGTCGCGCATCCCTTGATCCGTCTTGGCAAAAGCCCATGCGTCCTTACCAGTTTTAGGAGATATTTTAGTAGGCGGCTCGACGCCTTCGGCCTTCAGTAGCTCAGCAAACTTATTGTCCGATTGTAGTTGTTCCTTGGTGACGTTGAGTTCCGCCAGACGCTCTTGCTTACGGGTGTTCTCGTCCTGCCAGACTTTTGCTAAAAGCGGGATATCGGCGCGCAGTACTGGCTCGGTAAACATACGAATCGTTACATCAATGACGTAAAGCTCTTCACGAGGAAACCCAGAGTGCATGAAATTGCAGAATATGTTCCAGATCGATTCCACCTCGTCGCAAGCTCCTTCAGCGATCAGGTGCCGCGCATCTGGGTCGATCTCGTTCCATTGTTTTCCTTGGAATAAGTTGTAGGGCGTTGACTTAGCGGGGATATTGAAATGTTTACGGACGGCATCGAGGGACACAGACAGGTGGTTCCCAAGCAGTAACCGGGCCATCGACAAGGTGCAGCCAAACATTTTGGGATGTACGTCGTAGCAATGGGATAATATAAGACCGTCAAATTGGCTGTGATGGTGTATGATGAAAACATCGGACCAATCCTCCTGTTTTAGAACGAACCTTAGCTCTTTCTCGTCATACCATTTTGCATGGTGTTGAGGCGACCACTTGATCGCAGCGCCGTGGGCCTTGAAGCGAGGATCGCGTATATAATTTTCGGTGGACATCTTTTTCAACGTGAAATCATCACTGAAATAGGACTCAAAGTCTAGGACAATAAACCTCATTTTCTAACCTTCCAAAACCGAAATTCCGGCCGCCATGCAGCGTCGTACCATATCGGCGGTACCTCTGCCACCTGGAAATGCTACGCAGATATCGGGGCGTATCAATTCACTATCGACTATGAGCTGATTACGAATTGGCCCAGCGCCTTTTCCTTGGGCGCTCCATAACGCCGGTACACCGATGTACGGCAACTCGTTATGAATCGCCCATTCTTCTGCGAGAGCATCTACCCCACTTAGCCTTCCTCTGATCATACACGCACCGTGAATTATCAGGCTAAATGGCCTGAATGAACTCGATTTCAGTTCATCCAAGCGCGTGAACAGCCTGTTACGATCCGTGAAATCCCGCCCGCCGCAAACAAGGACTTTCATGGCTGACCCCACTTTTCATCAGCCGCAGCACGCAATTCCGTAATGAAACTTTCTAGTTCTTGCCGCGTTTCAAACAGACAATAATAGAAGTCATCGTCACAGTTGGCTATGGCTACGCCCTCATGGATCGTACCCAGAGGCGCGCAAACATCTAACCACACCGTGTGAGCAACACCTTTCATGGTATTTCTCCAGTTGGCTCATCAGCCAGTTCACACTCGACAAATTCAAAGAACCCATCTGTATCTTTATTCATGGCAACACAAAGCTTTTCTGCGGCTTTCTCAGTCCTGAAAACTTCAGGCCAAATACTTGCCGACAAGCTAACATGCTGTATAACGACATATACTTTCATTTCGTCACCTTCCTACGCCGCATGAACCAGTGTGCGTTGGGACCCCAGGTCGTAGCGATCTCCCAGTCGGTTTCCTCAAGCTGGTCGTTGATCTGCCTCCTGTGTGCGCGCATGGTCAGCATCGTGCGCTCGTGCCTGAAGTCATGCTGTAAATCGCGTTGCAACTCGCGCGGGCTGATGCCGACATCGCCAGCCGCCTTGACGATGTCGATGATCCTCGCCTTGAGCGGCGAGATGCGTATACCCAGCCGCTCGGTAGAGTATGGCTGATGGCAATGCGGGCATAGCGTCGTCGTTGCCATGTCAACCACTCTCCTGCAAGAAGTTTTTACTGTTAAGCTCCAATCGGGCTCTGTCACGTCTTATCAATTCTTTTTCAATCATGACAAGAGCTTTCACTCTTGGTAAGGAAGATGACGCCCCATGTACATGCATGAAAAATCGCAATTCTTCTTCCATCCTTTTCAGGAGGTCTGCTGAGTAAAAGTAATAAACAGGATAATATCCATCATCAATGTCTTGTTTTGTTTTTGAACGCGATTCTCTCCGCAACAGGTCCATGATGGGCGATGCCCACTTTACCATTGGAACTTCCTCCGGAAGCAAACACGCTTCAGCCCGCATACATTTGGATGGGCTGGAACATGGCCCTCGTTTGCATTTCCAGTACACGCCATCCGATAATTTCTTATACTCTACCATTGGAACTTCCTTCCATCCAGATGTGCTTGGACGCCCTGACAGATCCTTTTATACCGGAACCACACCTCCTCCGGAATCGGGCCAGGGGCATAGTCACGCTTTTTCTTGCTGCCAGCGCGGGTGCGCGAGGCTGTAAGTCCGCGCTCGAAGCAGTAGATCGCTTCGGGGCTGTAGCCGGTCAGCTCGCTGAGATCGGCAACCGTGAGGGAATGTCGCTCGCGCCAGGATTTTGCTTTAAGGTGCTCGGTCATCAATCCTCCAACCAAGAACAGTGTTAATTAAATTCGGCTGTTGTGACAGGCGCGTGAGGATTTGACGAATCAGTGTACCAGGAGCTATTTTCCGCGCCTCAGCTTCCTCGCAAAGGGCAACATAGTCATCAGCTTCTAACTGACAACCTACGGTACGTTTGCCAAGGGTTGCACTGGCAGCGACAATCGGGGCTTTCGGCATTTCAAATAGCTCCCATCAACAGAAAAACCAGCAAGAACGATGCTCCGAAGAAAGTGGAGAGGGTGAGGGCGTCGAGGAAGATGTGGATGGCGCGGGTCATTCGTACCCTTCCTTTATATTACGCGAGATCATATCGTCCCTCGCTTTGTTGTAGGCTGCAATGCTGTCAGCCTGTTGCAGGTATGCATATTTTGCCACCCGACGATACAAAACTTTATCGACAACATAATAGCAACGCGAGTCGCCCTCAATACAAAAGCGCATATCTGCACGGTCAAGCATCATTTGGGATTCCCCTTCTGTTTGCATAGAGTACACCCGCTCCCAAAACCAGTCAACCCTCCCAACAGATTCAACGATCACAACATCGTGATAATTGTACTCTTTACAAAACCGAATTTAATTTGGTAGGATGGTTTTGTAAAAGGGAGATTAGAAATGACGGAAGAACTGCGTCACGATCTAATGGTTATCATTTTGGAAGAAACACAGGGCATGCAAGAAAGCTACGCTCGCAATCTGGTAACAGGGAAATCCGTCAGTGGACGGTTCCGACAGGCTGACCGTGAAGCGTACAACGCCGCCGATCACGTTGTGCAGCGGATCGAATCACGATGCAGTAAGATTGAAGGCTAGGAGAATCGAAAAATGCAATACGTCGGATATGACAAAGCTGGAGTTCCGCGCGTGTACGGCGAAGCGAAGCAGGCCGATGTCGCATATAATGAATGTGCGCTGGCAGTTGTGGAATACGTAAAGCAGCGTCCCGACACCGGGCCTGTTTCATCCTGGCTAATTGAAGTCGGAAAGTAATTAACTATAAGCCGCTGTACTATATGGCAGCTATCGGACAAACGTGTTGACTTTCGATGACAGCCGGGGGCAGTCTCTCGACCCTCGCGGCGGCGTAGCTTCGCGGCCTGATCAGCCGCCTTCCATCGGGGGAGGGTTATGCTCCTGTGTAACGCCCGATCCGCGAGAGCTTATCACTAAAAAGAAACGCCCCGCCAGATGGAACTTTGGCGGGGCGCAAGGCGGTCCTCTTTGGGGAGGCCAGTCACCAAGAAAGCCTGACGCACCTAACAGTTTTACAAGGCTGCGTCAATACTCTCCCTGGTAGGGCCGCTTGCAAACCAACGCAAGGGCCAAAAAATATGCGAGAGTTCGCACTACAATATGCCGGTCGCGGCTGGCCGGTTTTCCGCCTCACAGGCTATAAAACCCCCCTCAAGGGTTCCCACGGATTCAAGGACGCGACCACCGATCCGGCAGTTATTGAATCGTGGTGGCCAGAATCAGGAACTTTTCTAGAACGAAGCCGGAACATCGGCCTCGCTACCGGGAATCCCATAAACACTGGTATGTTTAAGACGGGCGTGAACGCCCTGATGGATGCCAGTCAGAGGTGGCTGGTCGTCATCGATTGCGATGGCGACGAGGGCTTGGCGCAATTGCTGACGCTTGCGAAATTGCATGGGGGTTTGCCCCGCACCTTAGCGGTGAGGACCAGCAATGGCTGGCATTTTTATTTCTACGCAAAGCAGGCGCTGCGCTCGCATAACGCCAAGCGCAAGCGCAAAGGCGATCCTGGGATCGATCTCAAGGGGGCTGGCGGCTATGTGGTGATGCCGCCTTCGGTCAATGCCAAGACCGGGTTCGTATATCAGTGGGCTAATCCTGGCGACGTGGTCGTGGATCTACCGCCGTGGCTTGAGGGCCACTGGCTTGAGCGCGCGGGACGAAGGGAGGTGATGCCGACTGACAACGTATCCAAAACAAGACCTGAGACGACGCCCGATCCACGACGGCTTGTGGGTCGGGCGCTAGCGCTCCAGCAGCAGAGCGAGATTGCCGAGTTCCTGCAAGCTCTCAAGTGTATCCCTGCGGACTGCGGCTATGATCAATGGTTCGAGGTAGGCGCAGCCATACACGAGTTCGATCCGGGGCCAGACGGGCTGTCACTATTCAAAGCATGGTCGCGGACGGCAAGGGAATACCGGGAGGATGTAGCTGCGGGGGTGTGCGAGCGGAAATGGGTAGAGTATGAAGCTGGTTACGAGGGCAAGCCTATCACCCGTGCTACGGTGTTCTGGCTGGCAAAAAAGATTTCACCCCCTGCGGCCGGGTTAGGCGTCCCAAGCCCGTGTGATCACGCTCCCGCAGGGGGTCCGGGTTTTATGAACGAGGAAGGAGCGAAAGTCAACGGGCACGCGGGAGCAGCCGATGTGTTTCTTGGTCCGCGACATGCTGACGCAGCCCCTCATATACATTTCACCGACCTGGACAAGGACGGCGATCCGCGCGGGACGACTACCAACGCGGGGCAAGCCATAGGGGGATTAGGCATCATATGCAGCAAGGATACGTTTCACGAGAAAATGCTGGTAGGCGGGCACGCCATCGGGCAATGGGCCGGTAACCTGTCGGACGACGTGGTCCTTGTCATCCGCAAGATGGTAAAGCGGGCTTACGGTTTTGATCCTGGGGAAAAAAACCTGCGCGATGCAGCCTTGCAGTTATGTTTAGAAAATCAGTTTAACCCTGTCATCGACTATTTAGAATCCTGTCAGAAAAAATGGGACGGTAAAAAGCGTCTAGGGCGGTGGGTTATAGATTACCTTGGGGCCAAGGATACTCCACTCAATCGCGAGTTCGGACGGCTGATGCTCATTGCTGCGGTCAGGCGTGCGAGGTGCCCAGGGACCAAGTTCGACCAGATTGTTGTATGGGAAGGAAAGGAAGGAACAGGCAAATCCACGGCTATCAAGATTCTTGCGGGTGAGGATAATTTCTCCGACCAGAATATCCTCGCGGCTGGCGACAAGGAACAGCAAGAGGCTTTCTGTGGAGTATGGCTGCATGAGATCGCGGAACTGGCGGGCATGCGCCGCACAGACGTGGAGCGCATAAAGCAATTTGCCAGCCGCACAGAGGACCGGGCGCGACCAGCATATGGGCGTATCAGGGTCGATATGAAGCGGCGGGGAATATTCATCGCCACCACAAACGAAAGCATCTACCTGAAATCCGACACCGGCAATAGGCGGTTTTGGCCAATAGGAACCGGGCATATCTTGACCTGGAAGCTGTTGCAGGACCGGGACCAGCTTTGGGGCGAAGCAGCGCAGTACGAAGCGGAGGGGGTGTCCATCGAGTTGAAGGCAGCATTCAGAGGGCTAGCCAACGAGCAGCAAGAGGAGCGCCGGGACGAGGATACATGGCTGGACCTAGTTCTACTGGACACCGCCAAGAAAACGGATGTGTCCATCATGGAGATTTTGCAAGGTGGATTCTTCCAAATGAAGCCTGCGGAAATTAAGCAGCTAGAACAAAATCGCATAGCTCGAATTTTGCAACAAATCGGATTTTTCCGTTATCAAAAACGCACAGGTGCATTTAGAACTTGGCGTTATTGCAAGCATCTTAATGCGGACATAATTGTACCCCCCTGACAGTGGTGACTGTGGTGACACTGGTGACACTTTTTTACCAGTGTTTACTTATATTGTCACCACTGTCACCACTGTCACCAGTAGTTGCTATAGGGAAGAGAGAAAAATAAATGCCGTCACGCAATTATATTGCGTGTTCTTGTTTTGTGCAGAATCCGTGTAGAGTCTTGGGAACCTACGTGTGACAACTGGTGACTGGTGACAACGCTATTGCATATCTGCATAGCTACTAGCGTGGTTCAAGCCACACGTTGATGGGGTAGGGTCCGCGTGGCTGGGATTTCACCACGCGGAATGGTTCATTGTTCACGTCGGCTTTTTTCTGGATTGAGTTTATCAACCCAATGATGGTTCGCCGGCAGTGAAATGGAAAATGTGTTGCTCCGTTGTAGAATTTGTCAGACAGTTCTTCGGACGACTGCGCGTCCTTCGACAGCATGGCAAACAGTTTCTTTTCTCCGGGGGAGTATTTTACCCAGATGTGGGTTTTTGCCAGATGGGCCATCAGGGTTTCTCCGGTATGGATTCGTCCGAGACTGTGACGCCTGCGGCCTCGAAATGCCTCTTGATGATGCCGTAGTCGGAATCCTGTTGTGTTTTAAGCTCGATTGCCGAGAGTGGCATTTCGGCTTTCCATGGCATGCGGCACGTCAGGATCAGCGAGTTTTCTTTTCGCTTGAATATCAGGCCGCTTCGCGGTACGCCCCAGGTGCCGCCTTCGGCCATCATGGAGAATGTGCGGTGTGACCATTCGATGTCTTCGGGTTTCATTGGGGGTATCCAGGGGTTGCAGTGTTGTGTAACATTAGCGCGCTGGCGTGGTAGGGCGATATATTGGCCATCATTGTAACAAACGCGACAGCCTCTTCGTCACTCTCAAAGAGAGGTTCCACAGGATGGTAGTTCCTGGCCATTTGTGGATCATCAAGACGTAGGATTTGAAGTGTGCCATCGCAATCAAAAACGGCCCACCCTTCATCATAGTCGACGGTGTTAGTTTCATATTTCTCTAGCATGTTAGTTTCCTTGGTTTAGGGGGGAAAGACCGGCATTTGCGCCGGTCGTTAGGATTTACGCAGCGGCGAGGAGCGTGCGCCACTCGGTGGGGGCGAGGTCGAGCAGCGCGCCGCCAGCGGATTCCAGTTCCACGGCGCGGTCGTAGGATTTTGCCGTGTGGGACTGGGCGGTGACGGCGTTGACCAGCCCCCAGGCCGATAGGTCGGCCCCTTCGATCAGGGAGCGCAGGAAACCGGCGCTTTCTGTCTCAGTTGCGCCGACACGTTGCGCCAGCACCTCGACCACGCGCGAGGGATCTCCGGTTATCTTGCCTTGGGTCAAGCCCTGCATTTTCGCGATGCTTGCCTCGAACCGGGTGCGGTCAACGGCGGCCTTCACCATGTCGCGCACTTTGAGTAGTATCGAGCGGTCTTCGGCTTCGCGGGTGTCATCGGCCCACAACTGGTCGGTGTCCTCGATCTCGCGTCCGACGTGGCTGCGGCGTAGTGTATCGCCGGTTTTCATTCCGTTGAGGCAGACCAGCCGCCAGACCAGACAAGCTACCGCTACCGATCCGCAGCCGACCTCCGAATTAGAAATGATGCCGCCCGCCTGCACCACGTCACCCTTTTTCACCTCGCCTTCGATGGTGGGCACGACAAAATGGATGTACATCCGGCGTTCAGTGATTTCGGACGAGACAATTTTTACCCCAGGCAATTCGGCCAGCACCGGCAACGCGACCTTGGCGATGTCCTCGTTCTCGATACGCTGGTAGCGGTTCGAGAGCAGTGCCCGCATGTCGCCGCCAAGCGTGCGCACCATGCGTCGCTTTGGGTTAAGCCGGTGCCAAGCGTTGACGTTGGTGGCGAGCAAGTCGGGGGCTTCGGCCAGCATGCGGTCGTAGTATTTTGCCGGGATATTCGTGCGAGTGCCGATCTGGTCGTGCGCCAGTCCTGTGATGGGGAAGCCGCCCTGGTCGGGTATTTCCATCAGCATCGTTGTTTTGCCGAGAGTGGTCGATGCTTTTGCGGCAAGCATGGTCATCTGCTCGCTGGGGACGATGTAGTCGCGCTTGAGCGAGGCGTTGCCTTCGATCTTGGCGGCAAGCTGTTGCAGTGAAAGTCCGGTCATCATGGCCGTTGGTCCTTTTGGGTTGGGGTTATTCTGGCAGTGCGTCGGAGACTTAATTAATCCTCCTTGTAGCAGGCTGTGATGAATCGCACGGGTTGGAAATTCGGGTTCGTTCGTTGGCATGCATCGCTAATTGATTCGATCAGCGATGCATATTGTCCGGCGGTGAGTGAGAATCCACCGTGGGCGTGCCAGTTCTGGAGAGTGTTAACAAGAGCCTCGAAGTGCTTTTTGGACATCTGCGTTCCTATCCCCCATGGCATGGCCATGGGTGTTTCCGTTTCGATAATTATTTCTCGCACAAATGCCGCCATGGTGTCAAATGAAAAAGTAAGAAAGTAAAAAATAATTTTTTAGATGGTTCTTTCAAAGGGTTAAAATGCCTACTGAATTAAATCAGTAGTAATAAAATCAGGGGAATAGGTGCGCGGCGGTCAACGGCGAGCGCTGGGGCGGCTGGCGGTCAACGGCGAGCGCTGGGGCGGCTGGCGGTCAATGGCGAGCGCTGGGGCGGCTGGCGGTCAACGGCGAGCGCTGGGGCGGCTGGCGGTCAACG